AATGGGTACAGCAGATGCTTTGGGACAGTTGGTTCAAGCTACAAGAGCAGATACTCAAGGTGGTGCAGCAGGTCCTACTATTGCAGATACACAGATTAAGATACAGAAAGTTGATGACTTCCTGACTAATGTAGTATTAAATGAAAATTCTCCTTTAACTAGTGCAGATGTTATCATGCCTTTCAGTATGAATGGTATGAATCTTGACCAGATAAGAGAGAGATTATTAAGCTCCCCATTACCTTATTTACAGGCATTCTTTAGTCTTGGTATTAACCAGACACAAGAGATGTTCAGTAGATATTTCCCTCAGTTTACTGACTCTTTTAGAGAAGTAATTGATGGTAAAGAAGGGTTGAGAGGCTTAAGACAGTACACTAAGACAGGCAAGTTAAATGCAAAGACCCTCAATAATATCTACAATGATTTGTTAGCTTATATTATGTCCAAGACATCATTCTTTGGGCAAGAAGCTAACCTCAGAGCAGATGATAAGGTTACAACAGCCAGTGATAAGAGAAGGGATTTCATCAATAATTTCCCTGATTATTTCAACAGAACATTGAGTGAACATCCTGAAATAGCTGAACTTGAATTTGTTAAGAGATTAAGAGTAATAAGGGCTAACCAAAACAATCCTGTAGATACAGTAGTATTTAAGAATGTTGGTCAGTTAAGTCCTACTCTGAGAGAAAGATACATGAGGGACTGGCAATCATTATTATATATGGGACCAGAAGCTCAGGCTTTAGCTCTTAATCTATTCAGATACAGTTATTACAGAAATGGGTTTGCATTTGGACCTTCTACTTTCATTCATTTAGCACCAACTGCTATTAGACAATCCATTCCAGAGTATATTGATACACTGAGAGGATTATTGGAAAGTGAGGATGATTATAGTCAGTTTATTGACCAGTATATCTATAATCACTTAGATAACAGACAGTTGGTTCCTGAGGTTCCCACAGAGGCTTCCACTTCTTTCACTAATGAACAAGGTGATGCTTTGGATATGGTTAAAATAACCATTGATACTGAATCTAACAGTAGTGATAAGAAGATAATAAGGAAGAGAGAGGGAATAGGAGAGGAAACAACCTATGACTTCTTTAATTACATAGCAAGAAGATACAAGGGAGGTACAATATATTACAGGCTTACACAAGCTGATAATGTGCAACCTAATGTAGCTGTGTATGAAAGAATAGACCCACTTGGATTCAAGAACAGTTTTATTGAGTATGAATATGGTAAGGATGTTACTGAAATGAAGTCAGTAATTGATAAGAATGATAGGGATTATACTCCTAATGTAAATCAGGATATAACAGCCTATCAGGAAGCTGATATTGATTATGACTCTATGCCAGAATATCTTAACTATGATTTCTCAAGTCTGACTCAAGATATTGCAAGTGAGGCTTTCAGTCAGGTGTATGGTGCTCCACTTGAAGTGAATGAAGGGAAAGCAGATGATATTAATTCTATTAATCCAAATACTGAGTATGAGGATGCAAACAATGATAAAATCTGTGGTGCAAATACATTATATGAATTATAGATATGGCTAAGAAATGTGCAATAATTCCTCAAGTGAGGAACAGTAAAAATGAGGTAGTAAGCAGCAGGTTATTTAAAGACCTGCTGGCTTATGCCCCTAATAGACAGGAGGCAACAAGAATATACCTCATTACAAAGAGTAGTGACTTTATTACTAATTGGAATCCAAGGTTACAGATGGATGAAAATGGTGAACCTACTCTAAGCAGTCTCTTGAAGAAAACTAATCTAAGAAGTATTATTGATGAACAGAAGATTCTAAAGAACCTTAATGAAGAGATTGGTCATTACCATAAGACAGGTAGAGCTAAGTTATATTTGAACAATGATGAAAACTATAGAATGTTAGTCCAAAAGGCTATTCAATTCAATACTCAATCAGAGTTTAGAGAGGACTATGTTGCATCTGTTGAGAAGGTATGGGACAATGAAAGTAATAGGGTTTATATTAGTCCTTTTGTCAGAGTAAGAAACAAGATGAATAGTCTTGAAGCTAACAATATGCAGTATAATTACACTCTTAATAATAGATTGAGAGAGATATTAGCTGCTAATGGTATTGGGATAGGTGCTCTTACAGACTTGGAACAGAGAAGAGGAGTGGCAGGAGTAACAGACTTTAGTCAAGCCAGAGATGCTGCAACAGGTATAATTGAATTGATTAGACTTGCTGATGGTATTAAAGGGGAAAGAGCATTACCAGAGGAGTTTGCTCACTTTGCTATTGAGGCAATGGGTGATAATCCTCTTATCAATAGACTGGTTAATCACTTGGCTAACAATAGTTTGGTAGGTGAGATATTAGGGGATGATTATAACACTTATGACAGTCTGTATAAAGGTGATGAATCAAAGTTAGCCAGAGAAGCTGCTGGTAAATTACTTGCTAAACACTTATTACAGTCTGAACCCATCCCTTCTTCATCTTATAAATCCCTTCTGGAGAGGTTTATCAATGCTGTAAAAAATTTCTTTAGAGGATTAGGGGCTTCACAGTTCCAAAAGGCAATGCTTGAAGCAGAGAGTAGCTTTAGTAAACTGGCTGGTGATATTCTTACTGGACAGATGGATGAAGCTATTAATGTTGAGAACATTAGTACCTCCGAGGCTTTCTATTCCACTACTGAAAGGGTAGATAGGGATAAGGCTTTGTTACAGAAGATTATAGACAATGAGTTGAAGAGACTCAAGATTTATGAAAAGAGAAATCCTAACAGTCAATTTAGTGCCAATCAAAGGTTATTAATAGACAGGTTAGAGCTTGAATTAGCTGATAATAGTGAGATTGAAGGTATCTATATGTTCCTTGATAATGCACTTGAAGAGCTAAGGAAAGTAAGTAGTAGGCTTGAGGTATTGAGAAATACTCCTGCAACTAATCTTAATGAAAGAGCTGGGGTACTCAGGGACATCAGGAACTATATGTACAGTTATAAGAGGATAGCTGATTCAGTAAGAGAGGCTCTCAGAGAGGAAGAGAAGTCCACAGATAATAGATATGGTCAAAGAGTAAGGGTTGCATTAGATAATGTCACTACAATGCTTAATGACCTTGCAGTGGACTACAATACAATCTCTATGCCTTTATTTGTTGATTTCATCAAGCCTTTTGTAGGAGATAACCTTGTGGTTCCATTTGGAAAGTATAAAGGAAAGACTCTAAATGCAGAAGAATTGGTTAAAGTAGCTGATGAAGATATTTCTTTCTTTGACAGATGGCTGGATAGTATGGCAGATAGCTCTGATTATATGTTGAAGATTATGGACCAAGCTGTTAAAAAGAGCAAGGAACAAGCCAGATTGAAGACTATTGATATTCAGAAGGAACTACAAGCTGCCACTATTAAACTTGAACAGGCTGGTGTGAAAGACACTGAGTGGATGTTTGAGAGGGATAGTAAAGGTAATCTGAGTGGTAATTATATCAGTGAGATAAATCATGCTCTATTCAGGGAGAGAATGAGGACTATGTTCCAAAGTCTCAATGAAAAGTATGGCAGAAATCCTGTAGGGGAGAATGCTGATAAATACAATGAAGAGAGACAGAATTGGTTCAATGCCAATATGGAAACTGTAGATGGAGTTAGACAACCTAAGAAGTCCATTTATGAAAGTATGGAGTTCAGAAGGCTGAATAAAGCCCAAAGGGACTATTACACTACTGTAATGGATATTAAGGCTAAACTTGATGCTCTACTTCCTGATAAATATACAAAACTGAATAGTGCTGTAAAGATTAGGAAAGACTTAGTTGAAAGGGTTAAAAGCTCTGAAAGTGTGAAGTCTGGTGCTCAACAGGTTTGGGAAAGTATCAAGGACAATTTCATTAGGAGAACTGATGATACAGACTTTGGAGACAAGGCAACTGTAAAAGACTTTGAGGATAGAGAGGTACAAATGTTACCTATCTACTTTACAAAGCTCAAGAAGGGAGAAAGTGCTAATGACTTATCTACTGATATAGTAGGTACTATGACTGCTTATGCAGCAATGGCTAATGACTTTGATGAAATGAATAAGGTCATTGATGTTCTTGAGGTTGGTAGAGATATGTTAAGAGAAAGACAGGTTACTCAAACAGAAGGTGGAAAGCCTATGGTTGAGAAATTTAAGGCAGTAGGTAGAAAGGTTGAGAGTAAATTGACCAAGACAGGAGACAAGTCAAGGTTTATGGAAAGACTGAATGACTTCTTTGAAATGCAGGTATATGGAAGATATATGGCAGATGAAGGAACATTTGGTAAGACTAATATTGACAAAGGAAAGGTAGCTAACTTTATTAATAGAATGACTTCTATGAATAACTTGGCATTGAATGTCCTTTCAGGTGTTTCCAATGTGGCTACTGGTAAAGTGATGATGAGAATTGAGTCTTTCTCAGGAGAGTTCTTCAATGAAAAGAATACACTAAAAGCTGATAGAAACTATGGTAAGGAATTACCTGCTTTCTTAGCTCAGTTAGGTGATAGAGTAAAGACCAATAAGTTAGCTTTATGGGATGAGCTATTCAATGTAATGCAGGAATATGAACAGGATACAAGAGAAGTCAACTTTGACAGGAAGACTTGGTTCAGTAGAATGTTTGGTACATCAGCTCTATTCTTTATGAATAATGCAGGTGAACACTGGATGCAGAATAGAACCAGCTTAGCTTTGGCTGATGCTTATAAGATGAAGGCTCCTAATGGTAAGTTAGTAAGTCTGTGGGATGCTTTTGAAGTTGTACCATTAGATAGTAGTAACAAGAAGTTAGGTGCTAAATTACAGCTAAAACAAGGTTATACTAAGGCTGATGGTTCAGCTTTTACTCAAGAAGATATAATCAAGTTCAGTAGAAAGAGTGCAGCTATTAATCAAAGAATGCACGGTATTTACAATAAAGCTGATAGAAGTGCAGTACAAAGGTTGGCTATTGGTAGGTTGGGTATGATGTTCAGGAAATGGATTAAACCCTCATTGAACAGAAGATTCAAATCAGCTACATATAACTATGACCTTGAAGCATGGACAGAAGGTTATTACCTTACTACTGGCAGGTTTATGAATGCCCTATTTCAAGACCTTAGGAAAGCTCAGTTTGATATTGCAAGCAAGTGGAATGAAATGACTCCCACAGAACAGGCAAATGTCAAGAGAGCATTAACTGAGGTAGCCCATTTCCTTGCAGTAGCAGCAGCTATTGGATTGATAGAGTGGAGTGATGATAGGGACAGACCTTGGTTAGTCAAGATGATTGAGTATCAGTTGAGAAGGTTATACACTGAATTAGGTGCTCTTACTCCTACTCCAGAAATGGTTGGTGAAGGTTTGAGGATATTAAAGTCTCCTGCTGCTGGTGTAAATACAGTAGAAAAGACTCTTAATCTAATCAATCTGATGAACCCAATGAACTATGAAACATTCAATGGGGAAGATGCAATACTTAAGTCTGGACCATATAAAGATAAGTCTAAAGCTCAACAGAGCTTACTTAAATCTCCTCTTGCTCCTATGTACAACACAGTTATGAGAGGTATCTATATTGAAGACCAAATACCATTTTTTAAACAATAAAAAAAAAAGTATGAATGATTTTAAGACAAGATTAGTGGAAGAACAGTCCCAACTTGAAGAAAAGTTGAATAAGTTGGATAATTTTATCCTTAGTGATAACTTTAAAAAGATTGATGATACTCAAAAAGCATTGCTTAGTGTTCAAGCAACTGCAATGAATACATATAATCAATGTTTGAAAGAGAGACTGGAAAGACTGTAAAAAGTAAAAGGGAGAATAGTTAATTCTATTCTCCCTTTTTATTTACACCTTAATAAAAAATTTAAACCTCATGTTTGAAGCTATGAACATCTGATAGCTTGCTCTCTTTCCTCTTGTGAGATAGAGTTCCACATTTCTTCTGTCCATCCTTTCTTTTCAAGTGTTTCCCTTGTCTCAGTCTCAATACTACTGAAATCCATTGAGGATTGTACCCCCTCCTGATTTCTCATCTCTTGAAGAGATGGTACTTTATAGGTTATGTTAGAGTAATGTCCTTCATTAATATTCCTGTAATATTCAGTAAGAGAAGGTCTTAGACTGTTCCAATTAGTTACTTTAGCAAGCAATTCCTTGAAGAAATTGATTATCTTAGTACCTAATGATTGAGTGTCTTGAGACATTACATACTCTCTGAAACCTTCTGCCATAGCTTCTTCAAGCTGTGAATTACTTAAGTCTCCATAAGTTCTCTTAGCTTCTTGAAGTAGTTCATCTCTAAGTGTAGGTTCTGTGAGTAAATGGAATACTGCATGAAATGCTTCATGGTATGTAGTTCCCTCAGCAGCTATATTACTTAAAGTAATGATACCATTATTAAATTGACCCCATGCTAATGCACCAGTCTTAGCTACTCTGATAAGACCATTAGTAACTACTACTCTTTCACTCTCACTTAGTTGAGGTAGAACCTTATTTAACCAAGCTAACTCCTTATCTTTATCCCATATAGGTCTTGATAAATCATCAACTTTTCTTAATTCAAACTCTACATCAAACTCTTCATCAGTCTGGTTAATAGCTTGCTCTTTAGCTACTGTAGCCTGAGCACCACTTGCATCTGACTGATTAATAGTAGCAGGAATAATAGGCTTCTCAATCTTAACTGGTTCAGCAGAAGGAGTATAAAGTATAGTACTTTCCTGAGACATATCTACAACTCTCTGAGGATTACCTTCCAGTATCTTCTTTATATTGTTCTTAGCCTCAGTTTCACTATATGATAGTACAGCATTCTTTACTAAAGCAATGGTATTACCATTAGGAAATACTGCATAGAAATCATTAGATGCAACATGTGCAGGTTGATTTCCAAAGCCTTTAGTAATATTAGGAACCTTAGTCATATACACCTCAACTCCATTCACCTTTCCAATAGGACTTAGATAACCTGTATGTAACTTTCCATCTCTCAAGAAGTAACCTACTTTACTATCTGACATACTATAGTCTGGTAGAACATTGTTTATAGGTTCTCTTGTTTCAAATGTACTGTTGAATATAGGTAAGCTACTATTAGTATTATTCACTTCTGGAGTAGCTACACTACCAACTAAAGGAACATTCACAGATGAATCATAGTTAAGAAGAATACCCTTCTCCTTAGTTACTCTACTAACATTATCCTTATTGTACTCAAGTACAAAGGGTAATATAGCTAAAGTAGTGATAGGAGTATGATATTGAGACTCAAATAAGTTCTTATAAGCACTTAATTGTTTAGTATAATACTGCTCCTGACTCATTGTTTGGGTATTAGATTTATTCTTGAAGTAATTAACCTTTCTACCATTTCTATCAACAAAGTCATAGAAGCTATATCTACTTGTCTTAACATCATATATCTTGAAGTTTCCATTAGCATCTACAGAGAGAATATCAACCTCACCAGCTACTCTATTTCCATTCTCATACTTATTGAAGAGTACTATATTATTAGTAAGGAATGTCTCACCCCTTGCTTCAATATTACTCTTAATTTCAGTAAGAGAAGTAACCAAATCATTAAATGCCTGTTCAGACATATTACTTGGTTTAACTGGCATCTCACTTGATGTGAAGAAGTTCCTGATTACACTATCTACAGAAGTACCTGCATCTAATGCTCTTTGTGAATTAGTTCCAGACATTTTATCCCTCACTATATTCACAATAGTATCTCTACTTCTTGCATCAATCTTACCCTCAAAAGCTGTAAGGTCTACACCATAATGGTTACTTAAGTTCTTAAGATAGTTATTGAATTGTGTTACATTATCTGCATTCTTTGAGAGATTAACTCTTAAATCTTGTAGAGCTTTAGTCTGTTTAGGAGACTCAATCCAATTACTTCCTAATACTGAATGTACCCTCTTATATTCATGGTATTCACCATCATCCTCAAGGATATAATAGAACTCACCATCAGTTCTTGTCTTATCAACCTTAGCTTGATTCTCTGCAATCTGGTCTATAACTTTCTTAGAGTCAGCTACAGTCTTCTTTCTATCAGCCAATTTCTGTTTGAATTTATCTGATGCAGCACCAGTTACATACTGACCTGTATTTCTGTTCAGAACCTTACCATTAGGAAGAAGGGTGATACCCCCCATCATCATGGAGCCATTCTGAGCATCCCCATAGTTTTCTTGTATATAAGCCATATCAAGAATAGACTCTGGGAAAGAGTTAAGAGTTCTACCATTATTATCCCTTACAGTATTTGAAGTCAAATCTACATGGTATGTAGTATTATCAAATGAAACTGTAGTTCCTGCAATAGCTCCCTCTGTACCTCCTACAGGAGTTTGTATCTTTCTACCTTCCTCAGCCTTAACTGATGCAGGATTTAGAGCTTGCTGTAAGTTGCCTTGTATATCAAAATAATCTGTTGTAAACCAGTTACTTTTTACACTGGCATCTATTATATTGGATGTCATTACTCCAGAAGAGAGTAACATGTTATTGTATCCTCCCTTATTAAGCATACCTAAATTCACCTGTAATGGAAGATTGAATGCCATTAAAATGTTTTGTATCTCACTGGCTACTTCCTGTGAATCTCTGGTATCAGGTTGAGTTTTAACACCCTCTCCACCTAATTCATAAAGAACATTAGGGTCCCATCTTTCAGTTAAGAATACAGTTCTTGCATCTTCTCTTCTGACTCTCTGACCATCTACTTCATCATAGATTTCATTCTTATTAGCATCTCTCTGAACCTTAGTAAACCTGATACCATTACCATTCTTACCTTGTATATAGTCAATATGAACATCACCAATATATAGACTTCTTGCTAAGTCTTTTACTGCATTATTAACATCTTCCTCTGTAAAAGCATTAGCTAAAGCATCAATACTCTTCTTTATATTCTTGTATAAAGGAGTTGAATTAATAGTAACATCCTCTGGATTATACTCACTTTCATTGAAGTGTTTAACCCTTACAGCAGCAGGACTATATTTACCAGCAGCATTAGGAATAAGGATATACATCCTACCTTCCTTTTGGCTCATATCCATTGGTTTGGTAATTAAATCATCACTGATTCTACCATTAGTAGATAGGATACCATTCTTTACAATACCAAAGATAGATGAAGCAGATACATTAGGTATTTCCCCAATGTTTCTTTCTTCTGTACCATAAGGTATTCTACCAACCATTATCTGAGATACTCTTGTAGTAGGAGTAGCTATAAACTTCTTATCCTTTCCAGTCTGATTGAACTCTTCTTTTACTTTTTCAATAAGACCTGATAAACCTTCATATCTATCTACTACATACTGACTTTCATCTAATGAACCTACTATTTGGTTATTCCTCTTATCTATAATAAAGATTGTATGGTCATTAAATTCAGGGTCAATCATGAAGCCAAGTTCATCACCTGCCTTTAGATTACCTTCATTTACATAACTGAAAGCTCTATTATCTCTAAGATAGTTATAAAGTTCATCAAAGTTCAAGTTCTCTTTCTCTGCAACTACCACATTGAAAGGTCTGAAATCTCCATCCTTACTTGCATTGATATGTAATTCAGGGATAGTAGGTCTATAATACTGCCTCTTACCCTTTGCATCCCTATCTAATGATTGAGGAGTAGGAGCATTTTCATTGGCTTTCTTATTTTCCTCAGCTACCATTTGAGGAGTAATGTTACCTACAGGAGGTTCATAAGTATCAACTGGTCCAGCATTAACTGGTGGAACTGTGGGTGTACCACTATCTCCAGTTGTATCTTTTGATGTGGTTCCTTTTGTACCATCTGTCCTCTCAACAGGCTTTAGATACTCAGAAGGAAATCTTGCTTTGAATCTTTGGTCATTATTAACCTCACTCATTGCAGACAGAAGACCATATTGAGCCTCAGCAAAATTCATCATATTCAAATCATCTGGTAGATTTTCATCATATAGACTCTCTGGATTATTAATGAATACTGAGTTAGGATTAGCCATTTCCTCAAGATTGTTTGCATTTTCATGTTGAGTTCTAAGTAGCTCTTGTGCATTAGCTTTAGCCTCAGGAGAGATAGGTTGTCTATCTATTGCCCTGCTCACTTCACTATTATACATTTGAACTTCCTTATAGTCCTTAGCCATCTTATTACCTTCATTCTCAAGTTCATCAAGAATCTGTTGTCTTTTAGATGAATCAGGCTCATTATTCAATGCTTCTCTAAACTCATTAAGGTTAGTAGCAGCTAATGCTGCATCCTTAGTCTTGGCTATCTCCTGTCTTTCATTTTCCCTTATTATATTCTCTCTTTGTCTCTCTTGCTTTTGTTGTAGAGCCTGAGGATTTCTAAGATAAGTATCATACTTGTCAATGAAATCAAGTCTTCTTTCAGCTATTTTATGGAGGTCATTAACCTCATCAATTATATCCTGCTTATTAGGGTCAGTCTGTAATGCCTTATCTAATAAAGAGATATAGGCTTGAGCTTCTTTTGAATCAGCAAGTTCATTAATTAGTCTTACAGGAGAATAGTTCAATAAATCTGATAACCTATTAATCTTATTCTCATCACTGTCACTAATAAATTCCCTATCCATTGAAGCATCAAGTACTCCTTGGAGTCTGTCCTTTATATCCTCATGTACTGACTTAAACCTGTTTTCAAGGTTATCAATATTTGAGAAGTAATAAGTCATTTCTTCAAGACCATCTTCATCAAAGTAATCACCAATCTTAACCTGTAGGTCTTGACTAATCTTTCTGTAGTTATCTACAGCTTCCTTAGTCTCTTGAGTCTGCTTTTGAATCTGTTCAATTACTTCTGCATCAGTCATATTATCATATACTGATATACCAGTTTCCTGATTAGTAGTAAGTTGTCTTATTTGTTCAACATCTTCTTCCCTTACATTACCAGCTTCCTCAATTATATCATATAGGTCATTGATTCTTCCTGCCTTCTCAAACATGATAACATCACTAATAAGCTGGTTGTGTTCAGCATTCTTAAACTCAAAGTTATCATTGTTATCAGCAGCTTCATCCATTTGTCTCTGGTAGGCATTATGTCTGATAGCTGATTGATAGTAGTTAAGGAACTCAGGTGACTGTACTCTATTATTTAATTGAGCTACAATAGCATCATCCTTCTCACTTCTTTCTCTTATCTCTTGAATATCTTCCTTAATACCTCCTTGCAAATATACTGGAGATTGGAAACCACCTTCACTATTTCTTGTACTTCTAAAGCCCGGAATACCTACTAAACCAGTTAAACCACCAATGAAACCCTCTTCCCATCCTTCAACAGTACCATAGGTTTGTTGAATAGCTTTTGCAGTAGCTTGTAACCAATCAATAGTTTCACTCTCTGCATCTGGGTCTATCTTAGCTCCATAGAAGTCATTGAGTTCAGAAGCATATTTATATCCTGCAACTTTACCTGCAACAGCCTGTCCCATTTCTTCATAAGGACCTTCTGCAACACCCTTACTTGCAATCTTCAAAGCATTTCTAAGTACAGAAGGTTTAGCTGCACTATAACTTATAGTACCATCCTCTGCAACTGTCCTTAGTATCTGACTACCTCTCTTAGCTGTGTTATATCCACCTGCATAGAACTTACCAAACTGCCAAGCATCTGATACAGTAAGTAATGGAATATTCAGAGCAAAGTCTATATTACCCATCTTAGCCCTATCTTCTGATAGTTTCTGTAGCCCACCATTGTAATCAAACTTAGCATCTACTCTTGCTTGTAACATAGCTTGTCCTTCTGGAGTGAGAACTTGCTCAAAAGACTTTCCATCAGGAGAAATCTGATACTGTGCAAATTGAGGGAACTCTCTAAGCATAGACTCTTGTTCCTGTGCTGCTACTTTAGCTTGTGCATCATCAAGCTGTTGCTTATGAAGTTCAAACCAGTCTTTACTATTCTGAATAGCCTCAATTCTTGCTTCACCTAATGCACCTGAGAAAGCACCTGTTAGTTTAAGAGTAGGCTCAGCCATCTTAAGTTTCTTAGCATCTCTTGCCAATTCATCAGTAAGTCTTACACCATCAAGAAATAAATCTCCTTCCCTGTAAGCCTGTAGAGCTGCATTAGGGTTAAGAGCTTCACCTGAGGCTGTAACTGCACCTTTAAATGCTTGTCTTGCTTTATTAAGACTTAAGATTCTGGACATACCAGCAGCACTAATCTTACCAGAGTAGGCAGCACCAACAGCAAAACCTAAGTTCTTAAGGAACTTATCCCCAATGAAGTTAGCTGAGAATATATTCTCATACCAAGGGTCATTCTTCTCTGCATCAGTATAATAATTAGGTAGAGCTGACTCTGACCACTCATTAACTCTCTGCATTGCATTTGAGAAAGGATTATCCCAGAAGCCTGAGAATGTCCCTGTAGCTGCTGCATTACCTAAACCTACTATAGTACCAATGATACCATCAGCAAAGGTAGTACCTGCAAGAACAGCACCCTTAGCTAAACCAGCACCTATTTGGGCATACCAAGGTTGCATCTCACCTCTTGTATTGGCTAAGTTATCAAGTTGGGTCATAGAAGTGATGTTATCATCAAACATACTATCATTTACTCCAACAAAACCTACCTCTTGAGGTACAGCTCTTTGTAGAGCACTATTAGAGACTTGTTTGAAGTCCTCCACACTATTAATTTGTGGAGTACTTCTTATAAGTCCTTCTTGCTTTAGTGCATCTATACTTTTAATTCCCCTTAACCCACCTACTCCTTGTGTAGATGGGTCTTGGATTTGTTGATTATTTGCCATATTCTTCTACTCTAATTTAGAATCTGTATTACTTTGTCTCTTGGCAAGTGTATTAAACTTACCATAGATATAATTCATCATATTATTGATTTCTGCTTGAGCCTGTTGGTCATAACCATATTCAAGATATGTATTAATGTTGTGCATGATATTAGCAACATTCCTGTCTGCATCATCAATTAACTCAGGGTCAATAACTGCTGATTTAGTCTTACCATCCTTAGTAGCATTGATTATAAGTCCAACCTCTGGGTCATAACTTATATCATTGTCACCAGTGAAGTAATCTGAGATATTCTTTAACTTAATAGGGTCTCCCTTCCTATTATCATCAAGTTCATAAAGACCAGTTGATTCTGTAGCTGCTCCTAAGGTTCTTGCATTCTCCTTGATAACCTGTGATATTAAATCACTTTGAGTTATATTAGGTTTATATACAAAACTTCTTACAGCACTACTCCTAATATCAGCTTGTAACTTCTGTTCAAGTTGGTCCATACTACCATTCTGGAAATCATACTTCTTTATGATATTTTGTAATCTCTCTGCATTAGGTCTAACCTTATAAGGAACACCACCTCCTACTATAATACCATATTGAGTTGCATGACCTTGAGTATATCTCTCTTCCTCTTTATTAACCAACTCTGGATTAGCTCTTAATTGCTGTATGAACTTAAGTTCATCATTAAGTTCAGTAGTCTTCTTGTCTCCATCCACTTTAGTCTTAGGCACTGACCTATAAACAGCAGAAGGAGTTCCAGTTTCCTTACCTTTCTTAGCAGCAGCTAACCTTTCTTGCATTGCATAGTCATAAGCCTTATTAGAAAGAGTCTGATATTGAGTTTCACCAACTGCATTCCACAAGCCTTGTCTTGCATAATCATAAGCCCTGTTAAGGATATTCTCATCATTCCAATTCTTGATACCAGAACTTCCTACTGCATCTTCTACAATACCTTGAAGTATAGGAGAAGCCTCAGGATTATTTTGTACAGCCTGCATAATTTCCTCAGGTCTGAATCCCTTCTGCATGATGGTTTCATAGTATTGATTACCTAAGATGGTTCTCCACTTTCTTGGGTTCTCTCTTACTTCCTTAGCTAAATTCTGTGCAGCAGTACCCACTTGTTTGGATAATAGTGCTCCAGAATAGGATTGTGGTGATAGAGCTGGGTTAGATATTAGTTCATCTAAGGAAAGTGTAGAAGCAGGTCTATCAAATAGTAGTGTACTATCCTGAGCCTGTAATTTCCTTTGTTCATCTACTAACTCTTGTCTTCTCTTATAAGCCTGTTCTATAGGTATAATCTCAGAAGAGTATCTTCTCTTCATATCAATTAATCCCTGCCTACTTGCAGGAGTAAGTCCTTGTTTAGCTAATGACTCAGCTTGTTTAGCCAAGTCATTAGAATATTGTTTATACATTGCATAAGCCTGTGGGTCTGTCTGTTCATTAGCCATCTTATCAAAGACATCTGCTTTAGTTCCTAATTCACCCATACCCTCTTGAATAGTATTGTATTCTTGAGTGTATGCTTGAAGTGGTTGAAGCATTTCCTGATAAGAGAATGGTCTGAACTTAGCACCACTTACAAAACTGAAATTAGCCATAAGTCAATCCTTTCTTCTTTTTAGTTCTTACTTTACCACCTTTAGCTTTCTTAGTTCCTCCAGTGTATTCTCCTTTGGTATTCATCTTAAGAACACCTGATTTAGCTAATGTATCAAGCCAATTAGCTTGCTCATTTTCCCATCCCATATCACCTAAACCTTGTAAGAAGTTAGTTATATTAGCACTCCTTCTTGCACTATCTTGGTCTTTAATAGCTTGTCTCATTTGAGCAGCAGTAGTAGCCTGTCCTAATCTTGCTCTCTTAGCTGCATTTCTTGATTCTGCATTAAACATTGAAGCCTTGAGTCCAGTCTCAGTATTAAACATATTAGTACCTCTATTGAATGCCTCAACCCTTTCTCTCAACTGTTGATTATATTCTTCTGCTTGTCTTGCTAAATTACCCATGTTCTGACCATAGTTATAGTCAGCAGCAAGTATTCCAGCTTGAGCATTAAGCCTATTACCACCTGAGGTATTCATCAGCCCTCTTCTTGTAGCAGCAGCCTGTTGATTCATCTTGTTGATATAGAAGTCCCTGTCTAAAGGTCTATAAGATAGATAGTTTCCAATAGGAGCATATCCTGCTGCCTCAGCACCTAAATCTACTCCACTGATTAAATCAGCACCACTATAATCTGGTCTACTAAATAAGTCTGATAAACTTGCTAAACCAGAACCTATAATTGGTGCATATCTTGTCCAAGTCTGCCTCTTATCATTATTACCTTCTGGAGCTGTTTCAGGAACCTCATTATATTGTGCCATAAGAGCTTCAAGTTCCTCAGCACTCATTGGGTCTTGTAAAGCCAGTCCATAAGTAGGGTCTGTATCACCACCATAAGCAAACATACTTGGGTATTCATTTCCCTCTCTATGAGCCTCTTTTCTTTGTCTTGCTTCCTCTTGTGCAGTAGCTATTCTTTCCATAGCAGCTTGTAATCCTCTATTACTTAGAGGGTCATTAGGTCTTTCTTCACTTTCTCTTTGTGCAGATTTAGCAGCTTTAGCAAAAGTCTTACCTCTTAACTTGTACTCCTTTCTTATATCATCAGGTATCTCCATTCTATCTGAGAATACATAATCATCATAAACTACTTCACCTTGCTCAACTAAGTTAGGAGCACCTTCTGGGTCAACTCCTATCTGTATTCCTTGATAAGGATTTTCTTCATGAGAACCTCCTTCATCAATAAAGGTAACTCCATTAGTAAAGTCTCCACCTTGTGTATTCAACCATCCTCCAAAAGCATTCCAATTCCTTGCATTCTGTGCAAAAGTAGCTCTCTTTCTTGTAGTAGGATTAGAACTATTCTTTCCTTTCCTAATACATGCTTCTGTTACTTTACCTCCACAGTATTCAGTAAACTTACCTCTGTTTTTCTTCTTGATGTGAATACCACCACCATCCTTAGCTATATTAGCTGCTTGAACAGTTTGTTCAGGTTCTTGTTGGAACATTCCTTGTATTCCCTGTGTGAAAGACTGGTTGAAGTTATTACCTACTACATCATCAAACAGACTTCCACCAAAAGCCTTTAGTGAAGGATATTTAGCAAGAACCTTTCTTCTTACACTCTCCTTACCATGCAATCCAGCTAATCTGAGTGCATCTCTTGCATCAGCTTTAGTTGGTATTGGGTAACTTCTGTGAGGTCCTGCAAAGTCTCCAGAAGGAACAGATGGATAAGGCTTTTTCTTAGAACCATAGTTTTTCTCTCTGGATAAGCCACCACCTTCTGCAAAAGCATTATATGTATTCATCTCTGGTAATGCTTGAAATGAGTTAGGAAGAGAGGTCAATCTTTGTTTAGAAAGCATGTTCATCTCTTGATTATTTAAGTATCTATTATCAAACTCATAGCCTATTGCACCACTACCAAAGTTAAGTGGACCACCATAAGCAGAGAAGTTTGCTAACATATTAAAGTCATTCTGTGTATCTATGTTCTCAGCTCTTGTCTCAAAAGAACTTAATGCTCTTTCATTAGCCTCTTGAGCAGCTTTATTCAGTCTCTTAGCTTTTCTCTTGGCTTTCTTATTACCACCAATCCATCCACCAATGGCACTACCAAGACCTACTACACCACCTACAATGGCTCCAATAGGACCACCTACAGATGCTCCAGCAGCAGCTCCTTGACCAGCAGCTCCAATAGTATTAGTAATTCTCTGACCAGTACTTCCACCTCTTACATCTTTCCATGAGTAATTGTCCTTTACTTTATTCCAAGTACCCCATTCACTCATTAAATCATCATTAGATGAAGCACCCACTACCATATTCTTTTGGGCATCATTCTGAGCTTCAATACCACTTGTGTCTGCTATCTGTGCATTAGATATACCAGCTTGTGCTATACTACCAACAGCACCACCAATACTTCCTATAGAACTGCCAAGATTCTCCCCTTTAAAGGCATTTGAGAATTGCTCTGAGGATTGCTGTCCCCAGCTTTGCTTTGCAGCACCTCCATCCTCAAACATATTAGGAGGCATCTTGCCTCTTCTCTTAATTTTTTTCTTAGCCATAGTATAATTAATTTTGTTGCAAATGTATATAAACTTTTTGAGTATAACAAGTTATTAATTAAAAAAGAAAGAGTCCACAAACTAAAATGTTTATGGACTCTTATTAATTATGCAAAATAGTGAATAATAGCATCATGGAACTCTGTTCTATATGTATTAGGAGTGTTCATTCCTAACTTAATATAAGCCCAAGTGTTCCTTATCCTATCTCTGTTATTAGCAATTGCCCTTGGTATATTAGCCCTCCATATCCTGAACTTCTTCTTTAATGGAGAAGGATGTCCAAGCATATTAGTAAGAGCTGTAGTACCATGTTGATATTCATTCCATACATCAAGAGTATCAAAGGTCTTATTGCTTATCAAGTTATCACCATCCCAGCTATCAGCTCTGAACTCCACTGTATTGAATATCTTATCATTTGGTTCCTCAGCATTAGCTACAAAGGTAATACTGAATGGTTTATATTCACCAAAGAACATATTATAGTCTCCAGCAAATTGTTCCCACATCTTACCATTCTTGAAGGCATAGAAGTCACTACTTATATTGAACATAGCAGGGACTCCTTCATAACTCATGAATGAAGTAAATTGGTTAATCAACTCTGAGTAACACAGACAATGGTCTTTATAAGTAAAGTACACATCATTGTTATTCTTATCATAGAATGACCTATAGTTATTATAACCAACAGGTTCCCAGTTCACATGAACATTGTGTGTATTAATCCACTGTCTGAAACCTAACTTATCAGATAGACTGGTTATCTCTCCATTAAATAAATATAGAGAGTTAGTCTCATTATCTATGAAGTATAGTCCAGAAGGAGATTCTGCAATAGACCATTTATTAGCACAGCCTATAGTATTACTTATATACCTCTTACCACTTACCTTCAATCCATTAGTAATCTCAATTGGCATACCATCAGAAGTTGGTATCTGTACTCTACTGTTGAATAGAATGTTACTTAATCCCATTCTCTGGAAAGCAAAGATTTCATTCTTGAAAGTATTCAATGAAACTACTTCTCCCTTATCACCATCAAGGTCTAAGGTAGATGCCATAGTGATATTAGTCCAAGTATCAATAATACTTCCTAATTGTTTCTCCTTAGTCCATGTAATAGTGTTAGGGAAGTAGTTAAGATTGAACTTATCATGATTGATTGCCCTATAATTAAAGAAGTTATTAGCTTGATTATACACAGGGTTCATCATATTAAAGTTAGTAGGAGTCATAGTTAAATTACTAACCTGACCTCTATTCCTGTCATACCTGCCTTCTATATTAACCCTTGTCTCACACATGAAAGATACAATCTCATTCACACTATTCTGGTCTTCAAGAGTTGAAGGATAAACCTTCATACAATCATACCTTTGGAAGAAAGTATCTCCCTCTGTATAATACACATAAAGATAAGGTACTGGATTTCCATCAGCATCTAATAAGCTAAATGGCTCCCCTGCTGGCAACCAATGGTTATTCTCAAATGCTTCTTCTGTCTGACCTCCAAATCTATTCTGAACATTATCATTATATAATTCAGCAAGGAATAAGTAACTATAATTATTATCATAGAAATTACTTGTATATCCAGAGATTACATCCTGATAAGTATTATCCTTAATAGTAGATGTGGTATCTGTAATTCTCTTAGCTGTTGGATTCCAGAAGAAGTGAGTGTTATCTGGGTTCTGAACAACAGGATTTACTGACCATGAATCTGTATAGTTTGTTTCACTGTTAGTAGGTAATACTACTTGTTTACCATCTTTAGTCCAGTTAAGTGCAAATACAGCATGAGGAGTTGATTTATACTTGATTCTTACAGCATCAGTTCCATTAGGAACCTTTGTAAGCTGTTTACCATCACTTCTCTTAACAAACTGTATAGGGAATGAACCCCCCACAAATAATTGGTGAGCATAAGTTGCAGCAGTATTTACCCCAGTTACAACTATAGGATAACCATCTTTTCTATTCAGAGTCTCAGTTCTTTGACCATCTTGAAAATTCATGGTAACTGTATATTCATCATCTACTCTTGTAGCAGCTAATACCTTATCAATATTACCATAATAATTCAAGTCTCCCAAACCTGAATTAGCAGGAGAAGGTATTCTAACTAATGATTGTTCATTAGAATTAAATATACCAACCCCAGTAATGCCAGTGTGGTTATTATCATTCTCTACATAAGCTAACCAAGGAGAACTCAAGAAGTAAGAGAAAGAAGAGAATTTCATATTTGAAATCTTTTTCTTATCAAGCATTGCAGTTCTTGTTCCCTCAGTAACAGGACCTTGGTTATTCAGTGAGCCATTTCTATGCCAAGCATAAACCATAAAGGCTTCTGTATATCCGTGGTCATCATCTACACTTTCCATATCAGTCATTTTATCAAACCAATATGCTCCAGAAACTAAGTTCTTTAAACCATGATAAGAATTATTCTCTACTCCTACAAATTCCTTGTAGAATCCCATCTTATCTGTATCATTGGCAGGAGTTGAAGTCTGAATATCTATATCGGAGGCATTACCTGTCATAGGTACTACACCTACTATTCTCATCTTAAGACCTGATGAATCTAAGTTCTGTACTCCATCATCAAACTCAATATCTGGTGAGTGAAGTGTAAGAATAGATTGGTCAATGAAGAAATATTCAGCATGGTTGGCTGACCATGAGTTCAAGTCTGAACCTGATTGAGATACATAAGGACTTGATGGAACATTAGCCAGACACTGTATTTCTGAACCTCTCTCCCAGTTATTAGGAATTGGTTTATTATGTCTGAACTCAGCCCATGCACCCTTATTAACTATATCAATAAGAATAGTCTTCTCTTGGGGAGTTCCGGGGTTTACAGTAAGGTTTACATTACTATTCCTTATTACTGCTGCTTTGGAATTAGCATAATCTGACCAATCACCAAATCCAGTCCAGTTAGATTGATTATGGTCAATATCAAATGCAAGATTAGGTCTTGAGAACCATGAAGCCTGTGCAAATGGAGAGTTACTGAATCTATCCCCAACATTATATACAGTAGGACACAAGATACCTTGAGCAATTACTTCCCTATCTGTAAGTGTAGGATATACCACTACTCCTCTTACTCTTGTAAATCCTTGATTTATTGCTAACTGAATTACATCAGCAGGAAGTGAGTACTGAGCCTGTATTAAACTTAATGAACCACTTGTAAGAGAAGGTTTATATTGGGAGTTGTAACTATCATTTATCCATACTGGTTCTGACCATTTACCACTCTTATGTTGAAACTGTACACCAAATCTATACCACTCAAGATATTTAAAACTCTTAATCTTAGAACCAAGATATAAGCTATTCTTGTATGGATAGAATCCAGAAGTTTGTGTATAATTACCTACATACTTAGGACCAAAGTTTACATATCCTCCTTTTATTTTATTTATGATGTCAGTGCCTACTAACTTTCTCTGTATATTAGCATTACCCAAGAATAGAGTATTATCCTTCTGAGCCATAGTTCCAAAGACTACATCCTCACCTCCTACATATAATAACTCAGTAGGGTCTACACTTGTTCCAGTAGTACCATTATCTACATAGGTTAAAGTAGTTGTACTTCCAGTACTTGGATTAATAGGAATATCTACTACATTAAGTACATTAGGAGTAGCATCTATACTTGCTCTATGAATAGAATAAACTCTCACATAGTCAAACCTTGTGTCTGCATTCTCAATAGTTAGTGTAAAGCTGTTACTAACTTTCTCTTCTGGAGAGGCTCCTCTACTTGCAAAGGATATATATTCAAGTGGAGAGGTATAAAATATATTACTCTCCTGTCCATACTTATTATAATAAGTAAAAGCATATTGAATTACACCTGATGAAAATGAACCACTTGCAAGGTCATTCCTTGTAACTGTAACAGTTTCTTTAAGACTTAAGTCTTGTACAAAGTTAAATGAGTCATTATCCCATTTAGCTCTTACACTGTCTGTAGCTACTATATTAATAACCCTTGATTGATTCAATCCATCTATCCAATATACCTTCTGAATATTATCATTTTCATACACTCCAATATTCTCAATTGGATAATCTGTACTAAAATTCAGATTGCCTGAGAACAGAAGTATAGTTTCAAAATATGTACCCTTATTCTCAAGTCTGTATATATTATCATTTGTACCTTTTGTAAAGAGAGTTACATAATGATTTAGCACATTATGACCAATTAATGTTCCATCCACTACCACAGTAGCTCCAGAAGGAGATAACATTGGTATGTCTTTATTTCCTCTTTCATTAGTAACTGTCAAGAGAGTGTTATTATCTCTTGCAGTTATTCTAATGTTCTGAGCATCAAAGGCATATTCTGGATTGAACTTAGAGACTGATAAATCTCTTTGCATCCCTTTAAAAAAGTGTTGTTCTTTCTTTAGTGCCATATTAATGTACTCTTATATATTCCTTGTCTCCTAAGTTCTTGAACCCTCTCTTGAACTCAGTTACTCTTGGAATAAGCTGGTTCCACATATTAGTGATAGCTTCCATTTCTGATACAGAAGGAATCACAAACTCATTATTACATTGACCTGCCTTGAAAGCATACTCCTGTTGAGTATTATTTAGTACAGCAGGACTTATTTTACCCATATCAAAAAGAATAGTAAACCACTCTTTCTTGATATATAGTTCCAGTGTCTTAAGAAAGATAGAGTTATCTGGAATTAAAGGAAGACCATCCTCATCCAGCATAATAGCCTTATAACTAATATCTACCTTTCCATGTCTCATTGAAGTGAATATTACTCTACCTTGTGTCTTAAAAGAAGGTTCACCTCTCTCATCCCAATGTCTTCCCTCATGGTCTTTAGTAGGATAGGCATTGAAATTATCAGTCATTGCTCTTAGTGCTATTCCATTCTTATGTAACCTAACCTGATTAATAGAGATTAAATCACAGGGAAGCTCACCTCTATACTCCTTAATATCCACAGTCTCAATCTTGTCAACATAGACATTAGGAAGCCCCATAGCACCAATAAAGTCTACTGTATATTGAATGGCTGTCTCAAGGTTGAGGTCAGTAAGTAGTGGGTGTCTTAATAATCTATCCAGCACTACTCTTATATTTACAAAATTATTGTTCTGTACCATTTTTAAATTTCCATTTATAGCCACCAGCAGATTTAATCACCAAGTGGCAACATTTATTTATACTATTATGAAATACTCCAGTAACTCTTTCAGCTTCCATAGCTGAGGCAAATTCAATTATAGTACCATCAGGTTTAATTTGTAAAACAGCCTTACTATGAGCTTTTCTTATAGCTTCTTTATGTTTCTCAGTTCTCTTAAGACCAGTATTATGCTTTCTTAAAGACTCTACTAATTCAATAGGTTTCTTCTTACCTTTATTAGAAACACTCATTTTATGTTTAGTAGTTTGAGATATTATCCTGCCTTTTCTACCAATCCTGCTCCTGTGTTCCTTAGATAGCTTCTTTCCCTTATGGGCTATAGATATTTTCTTTTTATGTGACTCTGTAAGATGGTCTACACTATGACCATCCCCACCATTGGTTATATTATAAGAGATACCCAGCTTCTTGTAATCTTTAATTAGTTTCCTCTCTAAATCCTTAGCAACCTTTTCTGCAAGACCAGAATTTATAATTATATGTTGAAAGTTGTCCCAACCATACTTTATAATGGCATTATAGAAATGCTTACATGCTACATAATTCTTTCCATTATTCCATCTATCATTTGGGTTGGACTTAGAAGTAATACCTACATAGATTTTACCTGATGGTGAAATATGTTTATATACTATCCAAGTTTTAACCATATCTTAATTTCCTTTCTAAATAAGGAGCATCTATTAAACCCTCCTTTATTCTTTGTTTAAGTCTTGTCTTTAAATCTTTGTTGAACAGGAACTCATAATAAGAATTATTATTGTAGGTAGCTGACTCTCTGTTGTAATATACCTTAAAGATTTCATTCTCCTCTATTCTAACTAATGTCTTATCTCTGAAAGCCTCTTCATCCTCATACCATAGTTTTAATGTCTTATCCCAGTCTATAGGAAGATTAGTATGAATCTTTCCATCCTTTCCTAACCTTACCCTCCTATCATACTTTCTTATCTCAATAGTTCCCATTGATTTAGGAAGTCTGACATCATTACCCATCAATAATTCATCAACCAAAAGTAAGTTTATCTTTCTTATGATAGCAAAGTATTGTGACTCAGTAAGAACATACTCCTTACTATCAGGTTTATTCTTTCTGTAATACTTATAAGCATCATATACTCCTAAAGAGTTTCTTACTTTATATTCTCTTGGTTGGTTGACCTTCTTTATCCTCCTCTTAAATTCTCCCAGTGTCTCCATTATCTCTTATTCAAATCATCCAAATCATCATGGGCATTGTTATCTTCATCTTTAGGACTATACTCTGGTCCTCTCAATTCTTTAACAACAAGCTCAACTAAAGGAGGAACTAAAGCATCTTCTATTGGGAAGACCTTATCCTCTAACTTACATATTGCACCATTTTCTTCTGGACAAGCCATTTCTGATGCTTCCTTTGCATCCTCAAAGATAGCACTGAATCTTACATTCTCAATATAAAGGAATTGAGGATTCCATGACTTGAAATATAAATATCCATCTGGGGCTTTTGAGCAATAGATTATATTCCTCATAAACTTATTATATCCTATGTACCTCATTCTATCCCTACTTATATAAGCTATTTCACCCTGATAGAAGTCAGTAGGATATACCCTTGGATTACCTACCATCATAGTAGTAGGAATCTTATTTTTACTTCTTAAATAAGAGCTACCTTCACAAGGTTCTCCACTAATAGCTGGAACCTCAATAAGGTCTAAACATATACTCTGATAGTTACTATCTGGTATCTGTTTCTTTATATCAGAGTATCTCTGTTTCAGTAAGAATGACCTATACTTTACAAGCAGAAATATAACATGGTCTGGAGTGAAGTATGAATCATCAGAACTCAACTTAAGCTCATCCAATACCATATAGATTAACTCATTGTATGTCATATCAATTAATTATTTAGTTATACTTTAAAACCCTTGCAAATATAGAATAAATTATCTACACTTACAAGGGTTTTACTATTTTTATATTCAGGGTATAAAGATTATGCTTCTACTCTAAACTCATCTTCCTGAGTACTTCTTAATATACTATCCTCTGTTATCCTTGGTACAAATGTTCTATTGTTAGAATGAACCAAAGTATCATAGGTCTCAAACATTGGAAAGTCTATCATACAAGTACTTCCTGCTAAACAATATAGAGCATTCACTATAGTACTGTAATCCTTCTCTGTGATAAAGTAAGATAGTTCACCAGCTAATATCTCTTCCATAAAGAAGAGAACTATTATCTTGTCTACATCACTATACCTTTTATATCCAAACTGTGATAGAGTAGTAAAGTATCTTGTGATGGCTTCCTCAGATATTTCAAGCATTTTATCCATAGCATCCACAATTAGAGGTTGGAGACTTGCATTGATTCTTTATGAAGAACTTCTTCCAATACTTAACAGCCTGTACATAATTACCTGTTCTAACACAAAGTTCAATTGCCTTTAATTTAAGTATCATATCAATGAAACCTTTAGGTATCTCACAGTCACATTCTACTTCTCTTAGGTACTTGAGGGTTTGTTTATATATAGGTTGTAAATTAATTACAGTACCTATAATCTGCCCCTTATCAAATCCACATGGAGTGTCTGCTGATGGTGTACCTTTAGATTTTACATACACAAAGAACATTGTGTTACATGGGGATAAATCTTTCCAGTCTGAAAGTTTTAGTTCCAATCTTACATTCTTCATTTGCTGTGTACCATAAGTGAAACAATATAACTTATCTTCATCAACTCTTACTGGATTGCAATTACATTGCTCAGGAAGAGAATAAGTTAAATCATAGGCATCCTCTACATTATACACATAAAGAGGATTGTCACTTGGTCCATTAGGCACAAAAGTATCTTGAGTATCAATGACTATACTATCTAATAGGACATCATCAAAGTAATCCTGATTATCTACAGATACATCTATAATAAGAAATCTGTTGTCTTGTGTTATTCTTAATTCATTAAAATGTAGCATAGTTCATATTTTTAATTGATAAAAAAAAGGAGCATAGTTAATTCTATGCCCCTTCTAATGCTATATCACTTAGGATAAAGTAGCAATTGTAAGCCCTGATGCAGTATTGATAGCATCAATTAGAGCATTCATTGCAGTGTGACTACCATCATTTACAGCAATCAGTGTAATAGTCTTTTCAGACTTCTGAACTGATTCATTGCTTCCTGTGTAGAAATAGTGAATATCCAGTACATCATACACCAATGTTGGGTCTGCCAAATAAGTAGTATGAATGATATTAGGATAACCCATTCCTCTGTAGATGTCACCTCTTGCACCCATACAGAAGTATTCAAGGTCTGCCATTAAGTGTCCATCAGGAACAGTCTTAGTTGGAGTTACTACAGTTGCAACACCCCAAAGTCTTTCTTGACCATCAACTTCAATAGTTAAGAACTGAGGAGTAAAAGGAATAAATGCCTGTGGCATCATACCAAGAACCCAAGGTTGTTCTGCTTCTTCAATGATGATTTGGTTATAGTCAGTTGCAGTTAGGTCTGATTCCTTAGTAGCTGCTGTAACTGGAACATCAGTAGAAGCTGCTGCACTGATAAGATAGATATTTACCAAAGGAGTAGATTCTGTCTTATTCTCAAGATTCTTAGCTAAAGAAATAGCCATCTTCTTGTAGAAGTCTGATGCAGTCATTCCACTTCTTGCAATTACCTCACCATACTTGAAGTACTGGTCTTCTTCTGACAAACCAATGTATTGTCTGAAAGCCAATCTCAAGATGTAATTTTGTCCTGCTACTGGAGTTGCAGATACATCTGCATCAAGAGTAACTGAATACCTAACCAGTTTATGAGCCAAAGCATCTGATGATGTAGCCTTTGCATACAATACATGCTTAAGGTCAATTTTATCACTTGATACAAGTCCAGCAGGAGACATGTACTGAAAGTACAGAGTAGTCTTTGCTGTGTCTGCCTTTGGGACAATATCACCAGCAGTTGTAAGGGCTGGTGTATTAGCTTTGAGAGCCTTTGCAACATATAACTGTCTTACTTGATTAATAGAAATTACCATAATCTTTTTAGTTTAATTAAACATTTATAATTTATTCTTTATTTCCTGTTAGTTGAGTTTTACTTATTATGGCAAGCTGCACAGCTCTCTCAAGTATTGCTCTGTGTACTACAGGATTTAGTTCACATTCACTTTCAGTACTTACACCATTGATACTTAGTCCATCAGGTAAATCTACCAGTATAATAGGAGCAGGTTGAGAGATATATCTCATTAAATACCTGTCCACATTGTACTTGCTGATTAACTCAGCTAAATCACTCTTTATATCAAGTCTTAGTACCCTGTCTTTACTTGGTCCTCTAAATGGATTATCCTTTGCTCTATATAAATCATCCTGTGGTAATGGAACCACACTTGCCTCTATACCATCCAAGCAACCTAATCTACTATCCTTGAGGAATGCCACTTCATAAGTAATGAACCAAGTATCTTGTGGTATCTCAAAGAATACTGAGTCTTGTGATAGTCCCAGCTTTCCTGTAACTTTAGTACTTGTTTCATAGGTCTCCACCAAATTGCTCAAATATCTTCTTATTTCTTCTGTCTGTTCAAAGGACTTACCATAAATAATATTCCTTCCAGAGTAGATGTCAATAATCAGTTGTTCCTGAGCATTAGTGAGAAATGTTGATTTCTCATATTCATCAAGGGTTATATTAGGAGTGACACCAAATGAGTTAAGTAAAGTACTGAATCCATCAGAAAATTCTTTATTAGTCATTATTCACTTCTTTGTCCTAATTCAACACTTGCCTGCAAATCTCCTTGGTAAGCTGCCTTAGCCAATTCAACTGCTCTCTGTAATATCTCACTATGAATAATTGGGTTAAGCTCACATTCTGAAATAGTGCTTACACCATTTATTGTGACATCACCATATTCAGAAGATAGATTAGTAGTGATAATTGGAGCAGGTCTTCTTATATATCTTACCTTGTAGTCTGTAATAGTCTCATTACTGTTTACTATTAGTTCTACAGAGATATTATTTATAGAAGTAGTAATTATTCTCCATGCCTGATATTTAACTGGTTCCTTGTAAGGTCTTGACATAAGCCTTGTATAATCAGAATAACTGATTGGAACTATCTGTTTAGTCCCTGCATTAGTATCAACAGCCTCATTTATAACCAAGAATAAGTCAGCAGGTAAGTCATATACCTTAGCTCTCTTATCAAAGGTGATAGTAGGAGCACTTGTATTAAGTACTCCTTCCCCTACCTTTATTAATTCTGAAAAATCTATTTGTCTTTTTGGTGAATCATCTAATCCTTTTCCATACTTATTACCTGCTGGTTCAAAATAGTTCTTAACTATCTCTTCCTGAGCCTTAGTAAGCAGTACAGACTTTTCATACTCATTTAACCCCGGAGCAGCATTGCTCATTATGTTGTTATAGAGTACATCAAATTCATTAGAAAATTCATTAACATTCATATCTTTATTCTTTTAGCTTTGCTTCCAGACTGAACTTCAATTCCTGTCTCTTAGGAGCACTTAAGAACTTAGCAGCTACACTCAAAGTAGGTTCTTCATTATCTCCACATAGAGGAGAACCATCAGATTTCAGGTATAACATACCACCTCTGTTACTAATTAGACCTTCTTCAATAGCCTTCTTAATCAGAACTTTAGTATCAAGATACTGGTCTTCTGCAACTCTTAAGAAAAGTTTTGGGTCAGCTTGAATTAGCTTGTTAATCTTCTCATGTAAGAACTCAATCTTAGTTGTCTTAGCAAGAGGTCTACCATCAATAGTCTCAATGATTACTCTTAGCTTATCAGCATCATCTTGAATTTCACCAAACTTCATATATGACTGCATTGTAGCATTCATTTCCTTCTTAGCAGTCTTAGCTTCCTCACCTTCCTGTACAATTACAAACTGATAAGTCATTTTAGGTCTGTCTTGCAGCTCTTGAAGAGAAGATGCAATATAGTCCTTGTTTGCTAAAAGGATTTTATATTTGATATAATCATCAGGGTCAGCTAAGTTCAAGAAATTATCTTGCTTAGTCAATCTCACTGTATAATTATCCCAGAAGTTATCTACCTTCTTATAGATAGACAGAGCATTGTACTCAAGACCCATTATCTCTTCAAGATAGGCTTTCTCTTTATCAGTGAGGGCATTTACATACATACCAGAACTTAATCTTGGTAGAGTAAACCATCTTACTGCTGCTTCTGCCATACCTCCATATAGGATATGTCTTGGGTTTGAAACTAAACCAGTCTGCTTGGGAACAAACCTTACTATAACTCTTTCATTTCTTAGGCAGCTAATAGGTTCATCATTGCCCTCTATTACTGCTTGTTTCTTTATTTTTCTTGTCTTTGGTTCTTCAAAGAGGTTATCCACATCAGGTATAACTGGTGTTTCCTTCATAATCTCTTCATCATCCAAAACCATTTTACTAACTTCTTTTGCCATATTACTTCTCCATTTAATATCTTAAAAAAGAAAAAGGAGAGGGAGAATTTCCCTCCCCTTTTATTTTATGCTTATCCTTGCAGAATTGCAGGGATTAATGACATAGTTCTTGTTGGGTCAAGCACACAAACACCCAAAGTAGCCATTCTGTGAATTACAGCAGAGTCCTCATCAAATGACATATAAGGATTACCCTTTTGTCCAGTGAAAGGATTTCTGATACCCCATTGGTATCCTCTGTACTCATTATCACCCTTAATCTTACACTTGAAGATATTAGGTTGGTCCATAGTACCAATATACCAGATGTCATATCTGTAAGAGAAAGCTACACCACCCATTGGGTGAAGAATCTTGTTTCTTACTGGGTCATCATAGAATGGGTCAACATCCAATCTTACCCTAACACCATTAGGAGCTTTGTATTCAACAAATTGGAAACCAGCACTAAGTGCATTGCTGTGAAGTCTTGACTGAACTTTCTCAACAACTCTTGTAGAGTTATTATCAAGTACAAATGTAGTCCAACCAGATACAGTCTTCAATACTTCCTTATGGAACTGAATAGCACCTCTTTCACCAGTCTTGATTACAAAGAGTCTATCATCCATTGCAAGTTTAGAAGCTGATAGTTCATACAGTGCATCTTCAAGTAACTTCAAGCTGAATGTATTGTAGTACATAGTATTGGCAACCTCTGTTTGTTCAAAGATACCAGCACCAGTCTTAATAGCATTACCTGACTTACCAAAGTTCATGTATTCACCATTCAGATTTCTGTTTGAAGTACCCCATGCCATAGCATTGTTCTTGTACTCATCAAATTGAAGTTCTACTTCCCAATCTACATAGTGCATCCACATGTTTGCAGTGTCCTTCACTTGCTTTCCACTTTCAAGATTTCTAACCATAGGAATACCCATAGCAAGTTTCTTGTTTAGCTTATTACCAGCTACCTTATGTTGGATTCTGATTGTAGTCCACTCATTTCTCATGCTTACAGGAGAAGTGAATCTAACATCACCAACCTTTCTTGAAAGTTCTTTTTCTACAGGAGCAAATTCAATAGAGAATCTTTCTCCTTGTTGCAGTCTTTCAGCAGGAACACCTTGAGTATTACCACCCATAAGTTCTACTTTGTACACTGCATTAGTACCTTCCATTCTTGCATCACCAAGGATTCTAAATGGATATACTTGGTTCAAGTTACCTACAATAACTTCACCATCTGCAAACCAGTCTTCTGGGAATACCAGATAGAAAGGAGATGTACCAACTCCCACATTAGCTGCATCATCAGCAACTACAGTACCATTTTCATCCCTTGCTTCAACAAGAGGAATGTTTCTCCTTGAAGAACCAATAACATCCCAGTAGTATTCATTGTCATCTTCAAACTCTCTTGTAGGGAATGAATTAAGGAATGTATCCAAGCTCTTTCCTCTATAGAAAGCCAACAGTTGCACCATAAGGTTTGTAGCCTTCTGAGGTGCTTGTTGGAAGATAGCTCCAAGGTGGTTGTCACTTGTCAGACCCTTCCAGTGTTGGAAGCCTAACATTTGAAATTTACCTAATTTACCAGCCATAATCTGTTAATTATTTTTGTTAGTTAATATGTTTTTAGACATCAAGGTCCCAGCCCTTTCCAATATAAGACTCAGTATCTTCCTCAACTCCTCCAACATATCTTGGATTACCTGCTGAGTTTCTGGCAGTGCTGCTGAGCTTATGCTCTAATTCTCTAAGACTTTGCTTGACTTCTTTCTTTACTTTGCCCTTCACAAGACCATCAATATTCTTGAAGCCATCAGTCATAGTGAACAATACAGACAGATACTTTCTAAACTCAACTGGATTATCCATTTCATATTTTTGAATGGCAGTCAAATATTCTCCATCTTCTGTTTTAAAGACAGGCTTAGTAATATTATCAAATGCTTTTTGTCTTGTAGTCTTATCAAGTGCAATACCTGTAAATACTTCCTTGTCCTCAAGCATTGATTTCTTTAGTTGTGCAGCCTCTTCTTTAATTTTCCTTTGTTCTTCTTTTGCCTCTTCTTGAGCTTCCTTGATTAGGTCTTGATATTGAGTGCTAAAGTACTCTCTGTTACTTTCCAATGCCTCTTTTGCATCTTCAATATCTGTGCCAGCATTGAAAGATTTCTCAACCTCTCTCTTAGCTCTGGCTTCACTATAACCTCTGTTCCTAAAGTCCTGATAGATTAAGTTCTTTCTCAATCTTTCACCCTTTTCAGTTTCATCAGTTATATATTCCTCCTTGATTGCATCCAAATTAGCAAGGGTTTGTTCATACCTTCTTACTTCATCTGGTTCTACATCAGCTTGTAATGCAGCATCAATTCTCTTTTGTCTCTCATCCAATCTTGCTTGAACAGTCTTTTCAACTGCTTCTGCAAAATCTTCTGGGGTCTTGATACCATTTAAAGTATCATCATCAAGGTCAGGGAAGATACCTTCTTCTTTCAAGGCACTGGCAATGGAAGAGTAGAAGTTAGTTTTGGGAGAAGTACCTTTGTCCTTTTCAGATTGGGTATCTTCCTCTTCTTCTTGATTATCTTTTCCACTACCTACGCTCTCTGGATTACCAAATAAATCATCAGGATTTATCTCTTCTTCCTCAGTAGTTTTTTCATTTTCTTTATCTTCTTTCTCCTTTGGGGCAGGTGGAGTTACCTGTGTTTCTTCTTCACCCCCATCATCAGAAAATAGATTATCTACATCTATTTCATCCCCTGTCATAATGAGGTCTTCACTTAATTCTCCTATCATATTTCTACTCCTTTAGTTATTAAACTAATGCAAAGATAAGAGGAGTTTATGACTTCTACAACATAGTAAATAAGACTCTTACAACTCTATAAATAAATTACTTATTTACTGCCAAAAGATAAGGGTATAGTAATAATACTACACCCTTCCCATTTCTACTTCTTTGTAGGTTTCTTTCCACCTTTTGGTGGCATCTTTCCACCTGATTTACAAGTCTTTGCCATAATAATTTCTCCTATTCTATTGTTAAACTTAGTTCCTCTCCAAGGAGTTTTGCTTTCAGCATTACTGAATATAACTCCTGAAAGGTAGCTGTGCTATTAATAACTTGCCCTTTTATTTTATTCTCTCCCACAAGGATACAACCTAAAGTATCCTCAGCTTTATTACCAACATGGATTAGTACCCCCTCATATCCTTTCACATCTATAAGTCTGGGTAACTTTCCTCCACAGAATTTAGCCCATGACCTATCCTTGAATTTGGGGCTTACAGTATTCATATCAATCTTGTAAGTTCCATAAGGAATTGCTGTCTGTCCATAGACCTTCTTACTCTGTATCTCCAGAAGAGATTGTGTTTCATGAAGTCCTCTGTCAGTATCCTCAAGAGTATCACATTCATAAACTCCATTTACATAGAGTTTACCTATGGTATATTGAGGTCCTTTGAATGTTCTTTTGAGTGTTAGTTTCATATTAGCTTACTATTTGTGCCAGTGTAACATCCTTTACTGTATCAGCATTTACTACTTGACTACCACTCTGAGGAGTATAGCCTGTCTTTGATACTGACCATTGTACTGTAGAACCTTTGGCAACTGCAACAGTAATTCTATTAGTATTGTTAATAGTTACAGTAGCATCTGTTGGAGTAGCTTTGATTGTGAAAGTAACTCTTTCAACAAGAGCTGACTCTAATGCACCTCCAGTACCTCTTACTTGAATATCCTCAATCTTACCTGAAAGATTGTCTCTTATAACAAGTATTTCATTATCTGTAACTTCATTTGGGTCTCCTTCAACTATCCTTGAAAGAGTGCCAAGATTAAGTGCTCTTTTCATATTAATTACCTTTTAATTTAATTACATCCTTATAATTTCCCTTTCTTATCTGACAAGATAGGTCTGTACATATACTTGTCATTAAGCCCATCACCTGTTGCCTTAATTCCTTTACCTCTTTTTCAAGTTCTTCATTCCTTGATAAGGCTCTATCAAGCCTAAGTTTATTATCCTCAGACAACCTTGTATAGAACTCCAGAGATTCTTTCATGTTGTTTATCAGGTTATTGTCAACCTCACTATTATACTTCTTTCTTGCAAAGAACCATGCAGTAAACCCCGAAGTAAATGTGGTCACAATACCTATCAATGCTGTAATAAGTATTCCACTTTCAATCATAACTATTCAATTATTTGTATAAATCTTTGAGTTTTATTCTTAACATAAGGGTTCATTTCCCTTACATTCACTTCTACTACTGTATGTTTCTTCTGGAACCACCTAAACAAGAAGAACTTCTTAGGAGGATTCACAGTCTCCCTCTTTCCATTAATATATGTAAACCTTTCAAGTTCTATCTCAGGACTTAAAGCTATTGTACTTGGATATTTTAAATGAAGATTAGTCTTAAACCACTTATCTCCTACTATAGTATCCAACTTAAATTCAGGACTCTTGAAGATAGTATCACTTAATATGATGGTATCATTTCTTTGTGCATGACTTAAATCATATTGAAGCTGTTGTAATCTCTTATCCTTTATTCCTAATTCCTTCTGGACCTCCTTCATCTTGTTGATGATTGAGTCATTAGAATAGTTTAGTTGGTCTATTGTTAGTTTAAATACCCTATTGTTGTCTTTTAGCCCACTCAATTGAGCATCATAGGCTTTGATATTCTCAATGGAAGTCTCATACTTAGTAGTCAACTGTTTATTCTGATATGATAGATAAGCCACAGCTCCAACCAATATTAGAATAAGGATTATTATATACTTCTTCATATCTTCTTCCCTTATATTATTGTGCAAACATATAAAAAATAAATCACCTATACAAGAGTATAAGTGATTTATTTATATAGTGAACTACTTTGTCTTAAGTACAATATAGTTAGCAGCATTATTATAACTTACAAACAACTGTCCATTCTGAATAGTGCTTGAAAGTAATGTAGCTCCATCAGTTTGTTCAACTATATCTACATTCAATCCTTCCATAAATGAAGGAAGTTTCAATGCTATTCTATCTTGTGCAGATTGACAGTGTGCATAAATTACATAACTGTTTCCATCTTTGTACCAATACACTTGCCCTACATTCTCTGCTGGGTCAAAGTAAGATACATAATAATTAATCTCCTTAAAGTAAGTATTAGGGAAATTGTAATTATCATCCTTAAAAGGATAAGAGTTCACAGCAGCTATATAGAATTTATTAGTATTAGATGGGGAGAAACTTCCTAATCTTGAGTGGTAATCATTACTATTAGGAACAATGGCAATATTAGCATTTCTCTTTTCAGGAACAGTATCACCACTTACTATACTTAATCCAGCAGCCATACCTACCAAGTAGTCATTAGTAGTTGGGTTATGTAAGTAACCAATCAATCTATCAATAGGTTTATCTACATCTTTCAGATAGAAAGAGTTTCTATAGAAAGAATAACTGGTAGAGCTTGTTAAAGGAGAGTTAAATGGTTTATCCAACTCAACTCCATTCTGTATATTTGCTTTAGGAATTAAGAACATAGCCTTATAGTCTCCCTTGTCAAAGAAAGTCTGTTGCTGTGTAGCTCCATAACTTGCTGCTTCTACCTTTCTTCTAATGTCTATAGTAGTATTTACACCACATGTAGCACCCTTAAAGTTATAACTCCATGTAAATCTTGCCATTTCAGGAACCCCTGCAAGCACTGGAGTAGGATACCATGTGTCTACCCAAGCAGGGTCATAACCTATTTGACTCTCTGATACTTGGAACTCATCACAGTAGTAATCTCCAGCCTCAGTAAGATTAACTCCATCAGCCAGCATCTTTCTATTGTAAACATCCATTATAGGTCTCAACTGAGTTGTACTTAATGAAGTTACAGTAGTAATTGGGGTAGTAACTACACCACCACTAACATGAGATAAGGAAGTAATAGCTGGTCCAGTAGGAGTCTTCCAACTTCTTGAGTCTGTTCCTTCTACACTACCTCTTGTTACAACAGGAAGTAATTGGATAGTAGAAGTAGTAACAGAACCAATATTATACTGCCTTCCTAATTGGTCTTGCCATAAAGCACCCACATCAGCAGATGTCATATTAACTGAGTTAGCCAAAGTTGGGATTACATAACCATGTTGTGCAAATAAGTGCCAGTATTCCTTCATTGTAAATAAAGGAGCAGTACTATCACTATGACTTGAAACCAAATAAGTAGATGTCATTATCTGAGCATCTGTTAAAGTATTGGCACCTATATAAGCTGCATTTGGTGAGATAAGTCCATTACCATTTGTATAATACAACATGATAATATCCTTAGCCTCATTATACTTAGTCCTTACATAGAATAGGTTAGTACCATTATTGGTAGTAACACCATACACATGGACTTTCATCAACTTTGCTTTTTCCTCATCATCAGGGTCAAGATTCTGTAGGTCATAATAGTCTCCCCAGTTTACCTGACTTACCATAGGATGCTCTTCTGGAGCAGAAGACCTACAATTAACCAATACATAAGCTGTACCATTTGGACATCTGAATGGAGCATTTTCTTTTTGAACTAAAGAACCCCCAGCAGGTGATGTTACATAGAACATATTACCTAAGAAGTTATCCTCAGCATCATAGAAGTTAAGTAATCTTAGAGTAGTATTTGAACTAATACTTGATGTAAGAGCATAATCTTGATTGACATCAGGAATATCAAATCTTACATACCTGAAATATTGGTTTATAGCTACAGCTCCACTACTATTAATCCAACTACCATTTACAGTTTCAACTCTTAATAGAGGGGTGTATGTCAATCTTCTTAACACAAACTCTTGGTCAATTAGAGTACCTCTCTGATTATAAACCCTTAAATTGTCATAACCTTGTTTATTGGCAATCTGAGAAGTTTGGAATAGAAGTACACAATAAGTAGCACCTGCTAAAGGAATACCAGTTTGGTTTGCTCCTATGTAGTTTGTTGCATTAATCTCATCAGTTCTGTACCAACACCAGTAATATACTGGATAATTACATTCCAATCTCACTGGATTTACAGTATCAGGATTCAGCTTTAAGAAAGCAATGTCAAAGTTACCAGAAAGAGAAGGAATGATATTACCATTAGGACTTGCTGCTGTTCCACTTAACTGAACCAAGTGATTTAACATTACTATAGGCTCTCCTATTCTTGTAGCTAAATCTCTTGCCTTAAGGTTTACAGGAACTATATCATATTGACATGAAGTTCTTTCTCCAGAATCATAATATACAGATGCAGGATATGCAGTACTCTTTGCCCAGTTTACAAAGACTCTTGCAGCTCCCCAAGGTACTAAAATATCATTATCAATTGCATTTGAAAAAGGAGTTCCTGCTCCAGTACTAAATGATTGATACAACTGTGTAAGTATATTATCATTTGCATCCAAGAAAATAATACCCCACATTGTACCACTTGATAATGTCTTAAAGTGTAAGAACTTACCAACATAGTTGGTCATATCATACTCATAAGAGTTATAATTAGGATTACTCATTATACCTTTTATGTTAGTATTATAATAACCATCAGAATGTTCAGTTGTATAGTCAATATTAGTTATGAAAGACTGTCTTACACAACTGTTCCTAAGCATTTCAGTTCCTAACAATTGGTCATCAATTCCTTTGGAAACCCTAATTACTTCTGTTGCATCTTCTACATCTGCAACTTGTTTCCTTGTAGCTCCAACACTATCAGTAGTAACTACTAAATCTACATAAGCAGGATACTTACCTTCATTGTTGGCTCTTTCCAAGTCTATGATGATAAGTTTAGTTCCAGCAGGAATAGTATAATTATTATAGATAGTACCAATGAAAGAATCAGCTACAGGTTCTAATGAACTAAAACAAGCCATTAATCTAATAGTAGCTCCTGTTACATTAATAGTACCACTATCTTCCATTACTTGGAACCAAGCTGCATCATAAGTACTTGCTTGATTATACCCAACATAGTTTCCTTCTGCTGAAATAGAAACCAGCATATTAGGGTCAATACTACATCTACCAGAGAATGATTTATCTGCTAAGAATTTCCAAGATACAGCTTTTTGGCTCATAATCTCAGTCTCACTTGCACCAGTAGTCTGTACTACACCAGCAGCTACACTTTTATACATCCCATTGTCAATCCAATTATTAGCACTCTTAACATACATCCTATAAATAGGATTGGTATGTTCTGTGTCTGAGGGGTCATAAGTTGGACCAACCATGTAAATATCTCCTTGAGTGGCACTTGAAGGTAAATCATTTACAGTGGCTACATAGCCTTTAATGTACAAATTATTAACAAATTCTGAACTCAAGTCTTGCCAAGTCTGTTGGTTATCCCTTGATATTTGAATCTTACCAAGGTTATTTCCTGTAACAACCCACTTAAACCAAGCAGCTACATAATCAGATATATCAGTCCATGAAGATTGGTCTCTACTTATCTGTATCTTATTACCTTCATTTCTAAAGTAAGCAGCTATAGAGTCTGATACCACAGTCCATGTTTGACCTAAGTCTACTGATTGTTCAAGGTGGTTATTATTCACCCTAAACTGAGTATAGACAGGAGTATCATTTATATCTACATAACTACCTCCTTCATTGTATGATACTTGGAGTTTGTTATTATAGATTCTAAGTACAGGAGTAATACCTCTATCACCAGTAGCCTTAACACCTGTATCTACACCATTAACTACCCAATTACCTTCTGATGAAATAGAAATATCACCAACAAGCATATTGCTTCCTTTCCTCCAGTTGGCATCACTTTTCCAAGCCTCATCACTTATATCATCAGAGTCATACCACTCTATGACAGTTGTCTTATTAAACAAGACATAGGTAATAAATAGTCCTTGTCTCCTTAACTCATCTGGTATTTGAAGCCTTGTAACCCCACTACCACCAAGGTAAGTTAAGAAGTACATATTGAAACCAGTGAGTATCTCATCTAAAGATACTCCTGTTTCTCTATTTACCACAGCATCCAAAAAGGTCTTAGGAAAAATATCCTGATAATTACCTGTCTGATTCTCCTTCTTAATTAATTGTTGTATTTCCTTCATATTTTGTATTTATTAAGCTAAAGCTGTTCCATCCATATTCACCCAAGCTGTTCCATTCCATAATATTAACTTAGTTATAGTAGTATCCCAATAAGTTATACCTCCATCATTTGCCCCCAATGTAGGTCTATCAGTAGTATTACCCCTTCTTCTACAAGACTTAAATCCAAATGGGTCAATAAAGCTGGTTCCACTCCAAACCTCCATAATTTGGGAAGTAGCATTATATCCATATATACCTTGACTGGTAACTTGATAACCAGAGGGTCTATTAGTATCATTCCATTGCCTTAACATTAAAGGATACCTCCAGCCATATTTTAGATTGGCAGCAGTTTCCTTAAATGCTACTGGGGCTGGTTCAGAAGGAGTTGCTGTTATTTGAATCATTGAACCTACATCTCCAGTTATTTGATTTTCTGGAGCTGCATCAGTTACCTTAATATTTGCTCCTGTAATAAGTCTGGTTGTATTAACATTATAGGTAGTATTACCAAATGGCAAGGAAGCTATTACATTTCCATATCCTTCCAATCCTGCAATAGGACCACTAAAGAACTTACCATCATAAGTAGTTATATCCAGCATTAAACTATTACTGGAATTTACACTACCCAAAGTAATTGCTGTAGTTGGATAATAAGCTACAAAGAATTTCAGGAGTGTGTTAATTAAAGCTCTATTTGGGTAAGTTACCCCTGCATCTGTAGCTATAAGATAGGTATAATTAGAATATACTTTTATGTCCAAAACATTATTGGAAAAAGCTGAGGTGTCTTGACCATATTTTGTAGGATTAACATCTATAACCTTTTCCACAGGTTGATAAACTTCAATCCCAGTAAACACCGATTTAGCAGCTCTTCCACTAAAAATGCAGGGAGTTTGTGTAGTTCCTAAGATTTTACCTCCTATAACTTTTAAAAATCTTGTTCTACTAAATACAAATATACCAAGGTCACTACCACAATTCTCAGCAATAAAATTATTAATTGTTATATTTTGAACTAATCCAGTAGTATCTTCCCCATTAGTTTGGTGAATTATAGCAAACTGGGCACAGTTTTTTGCATATATATTGTTAAAAACAGCCTCAATATTTCCTGATTGAGATATATTTCTGTGGCTACTTAGAGCAAAATAACAATTCTCTATTAATACATTATTTATAATACAGTTCTGAACACCATAAGATTCTACTTGGATGCCTTTTCCCCCATCTCCGTAGTATGTATCTCCGGGATTTGGATAGTCAGGAACATCATGACCTTTAGAACAATTTCTAATATGACCCCCATTTACAGTAATATTAGAACACCTTCCTATACTAAGACCATTCTGACCAGACCCCCCAGTGATAATGCTATCTCCCCCTCCATCAATCTTAATGTTATTTAAAACTATATTATCAGCACCACTTATATTTTCTACTACTGTGCCTACATCACTTGTTGAAAGTAATTTGAGATAACCTTTTCCTGTAAAAGTAATTGTAGTATTAGAGCCAATCTTTATACTACTTCTTAATGATGGTGAACTTACTCCATAGTCTCCATCACAATCAAAGAATAGTTCACAGTTTTTACCATTAATACAGTTTAATATATCATTAATAATAGGACTATCATCTGTTACACCATCTGCAATAACTCCAAAAGTTGAAATATTTAGAGTAGTATTATTTATACTACCTTGAAATCTACAGTTAGCAAAAGTGTTCTTAGTTCCTAATATTATAGTGTTATTAAATATAATAATTCCATTAACAAAACTACCTCCTTGAAAGTCAAGAGTACATCCTGCTGGTATAGTAAGGATACCATGACCTAAGTCTATATCTTTGGTTATCTTATAGACATAATTAGCTTGGGAGAATCTATACTGTATAGCTGCTTGCATACTTGGATAGTATGAATCAGATGTAGCTGATGCAGAAGTACTATCAGTTACAGTAACACTAAAAGGGATGATATTATCCAAGGTTACTACAGCTTTAGTAACAACAGTGGCTCCATTTATCTGGAACAATTCATCTCCAGAAGCTAAGCTATAAGTATAAGGTTCTGTACCTCCAGAAGCTACTATGTCAGCTACTTTAGTATTAATAGGGATACTGCTCAGCCTTAGGTCTGTTATATTTATTTTTATACTTAGTGCCATATTTTTATTTCTTATTATTTTGTGCAAATATAAGCAAAATGTTTTAATATTACAAATAGTAGTAGCCAATTCATAAGTCAGCTACTACTATTTTATTTATGTTATATAATGCTTACTTTACTTGTTAAAGTACCATCTTCATTCAACCACTCATATCCATCCCATATTTGTACTCTATTACCCTCAGAGGTATTAACATACCTTGAGCCTCTATAGGTGTAATCTAAAGTGGGTCTTTGAGCAGTAGTTCCAATCCCACTATAAAGAAGTACTCCTCCAGTAGGTGAAACTTTTACCCAATACACCCCTAAATATTGTAGGATTGATTCCTCTGGAAGACCTGCTGAATTACTTGGTATAGGGGTATCTGTAAGAGTAACTCCACTTAGTGCTTGCCATTGATTTCCTGCACTCCAAGTTACTGTATCACCAACTCTTATAGTAGTTCCAATAGCAGAAGCAAGGTCATACTTAGCTAATGTACAATTCTGTAAAACTTCTATAATATTACTATTCATCCAGTAATTATTACCCTTCTCCATTATACCAACATTATTAGCTTGTATAATCTTAGAGTCTCCTCCTACCTTGAATATTGCAGCATTATTATTTCCTAACAGATATAATTGACCTTGATTTCCTTCATAGTTCAACCTTCTTATATACCCCTTTGCAGTAGATATGTAGGCAGTACTATCCAATCTATTGTTTACAATACTCATATAATCCACTCTCCACCAATCAATATTCTGAGATACTAACTCAAATATGAAATAAGCTCCAGTGATATTTATATTAGTATTATTCTCATAAGTCAGTCTATTACATATATTATTCAACTGAGGAACTGTAAGAGATTTAGTTAAAGAGTATTGTATGAGTGCTTTATAGAATCCTGAATTAGGACTCTTAGCTATACCATCAATGTTGTTATTACTAAAATCTACATTGTACATGTTCTGTATTTGGAAGAATCTTCTATCCATAACATCATCCTGAACAAACTTGAATTTGTTATTCTTGATACTTAGAAGATTACCCATTGTATATACAGGAACTACACATACCCCAGCTCTATAAGCTGCTGTAGGCAAGTTGTATGCAATATCATAGTGAGTAAAGTCAAAGTCATTTCCTTCAATAATAACTGTCTCACATGTAGGACCATTAGCTGTATTAGTGTCTTTACCTGTATAATTACTATAGAATCCCATAGCTACAAGAGCATTGAAGCATTTACACTTATTATTTCTAATAGTGATATTAGCAGCAAGTGTAGCCACTAATGCAGCATTCAAACACTCAACATCATTGTTTTCAACAGTAACAGATTCACTCCTATATTCACCCCATTCAGAAGTGTCAAGAATTGAACTCATTCTACTATCTCTCACAATGTTATCATTAAACTCTACATACATACCATGTGCATTAAGCAGTGAGCCTGTATAATAACATCTTTCAAAGATATTTCTATTAATCTCAAGCCTATTACATAAAGCTAATAATGGGGTAGCCCCCCTTGCATAATCATGTATATAGTTATCGCTAAATACTACATTCAAGTCCTTTCTCTCAAGAGTAGGCATTGTAATATTAATCCACTCAAAAGCCTCATTATTGTAGAACTCACAATGAGAGATTTCAAAGTAGTTACAATCCTGTCCAGTAATCAACTGCCCTATAGTTGTAGTAGGGGTAGGTCCGGGGTTTGGATAACCTGAGACAGTATCTCCCATTACACAATTAGTAATTTTTACCTTGTTTACCTTATTACAAAGGACAAGTCCATCCCCTATATATGAATTGTTGTAAATAAATTGGGTATCCCCTATTATACTTACATTGTCCAATATAAAATAAGGTTGATTATTCACTGTGAAAACCCTCTTTAGTGCAGATGCAAGCCCCGGATATTTAACAACAGGTTTGAAAATAACTGTTCCAATTCCCCTTATTGTTGCTGGGAAATCAATATCTACTTCTGAGAATTTGTAAGAGCCTTCACTAAATATTACAGTGTCAGTAGCAATATTAAATAATGACCTTATAGTTTTGGATTCATCTGTAACCCCAGTCTTATCTACTGAGAACCAATCTATAGTACATACCTTATTTGTAATTTTTCCTTCAAGAGCCACATTTTTAAACACTTGTGTCTCAGCTACAAGGGTAGTATTTACAAAGTTTAAGTTACCATTAGATACTGTTCCTCCCTCAAATAATATAACACTATTATCTGGAATTATAACAGTTTGACCATTCAAATCATAATCATACTGTAATATATAGATGGTATCCTCAGCAGGCATCATGTCTTGACTGAGTAAGTTAGTAATTCTCCTTTGTCCTGTGTTGGAATCAATTACAGTAGTAATATTCTTTCTTAGGTAAGTCCTACCTAATCCAGACCATTGCTCTGGGTCATATCTCTTATTAGCAAATTTAAGGATTAGCTTATCACCATCCTTCACACCAGTTATATCTTCCTCATCAGGAACCACATCACTTACTACAATAGAATCCAGAATGTTAATCCATAAAGTAGTATTGTTCCATTGATTGAGAGCCTTTCCTTGGAACTGGTAAATAGCCCAGTTTCCATACTCATCTATGAATGTAATTACCTGACCAATTTTCCTGCTCCTGAAAGGAATAAGTTGAATAGCTTGGTTAATAGTGATATTTTTCTCACCATATTTGTCAGTAATGTTTAAGAAGTCTGATACACCAAGCAAGAAGAATTGGTCTACAATATCCTTTACTGATGTCTTAACATTCTTTCCATTCTGTACAAATGCTATTGTCTCATTCCCTTGAAGAGGAGTAGCAGCTTCTACAAACTGAGTATCTTTCTTACTGTTTGCAAGAAGCCACTTTTCTATCTTTCTATAATCCTCTTGTGTAAAATACATATTCTTTTAATTTTTAAGATACACCTCTATCCATTATATTAGCTACTTTCAGCTTATTTATAATGTCATTCACTTTAGTAATCACAGCAGCTAACTCTGCATCAGTAGCTAAACTACCAGTATAAGCAGCCTGTAATACTAACCCATAAGCATTAGGCTTAGCTAATGGTAGATAGGCTTGTATTGGTTCTGTACTGCCTTCTGGAAGCAGGTTCATTATAGCAGAAGAACTGTCAGATGTAAACTCTGCACTCTCTATGCCACTTCCACCTCCAATAGTAGTCCAAGCACCATTATTAAAATACTTTGCAGTATTCTTATTCAGCCATACTGAATTAGTATCAGGAGCATTAGGACTTACTTTTAAAGTTCTTATTGTCTTCATATCTTTTATTTATTAGTTGTACTACTTTTCTTTCTAAGAGCTTGTCTCTTTATACTTGCATCAGTTTCAGCTTTCTTTTTATCCAGCTTTAATTTGTCCTTATCAAGTTTAAGTTTCTCATCAAACTCTCTTATTTTCTCAGCAAGATTAGCCTTAGCTTCTGGACTATAATCATCAATTACAATACCATCATCCTCATTAGAACTATCTGATTGTATCTGAGCTACTATTATCTTAGTCTGATTATCTCTTATATTAGCTTCTTCCTTCTGGAGAAGTTCTGCTTCTTTCTGCTCTTGTTGCATAGCAGCTATTTGCTGTTGAGCCTCAAGTTGTTCCTTCTGAGCCTGTGCTTGTCTTTCTCTAATCTGCTTTTCATCTTTCTCAATCAGTCTTTGCTTTTCAGCTAAACTTGAAGATGTATAGAGCTTAGTGATAGTAGAGAATGATAAAGTTTGAGTCTGTAATGCAGCCTGAGCCAAAGTATCTAACTTCTGTTGAAGCTCTTGAGTTCCATTACTATTATCTACAACCAAACCATAGTCAGCCTCAGCAAACTCATCACCATCAATCTCCATTACTCTTGTAGATGTATCTGATAATATATACTGGAACTTCTTGTTTCTTCCTTTCAAAGCTACCTTTGCAGTCTCTAAGAAACACTCTAAAGCCCTCTTCTTTACATCATCATGGATAGTAAATAACCACTCAGTAATATGACTTGATTGAAGAGTAGCTCTCTCAACTCCACCTACAGTCTCTCTTGATGAAACCTGACCCTCTCTTTGCTTAGATATGCCTGCAACCTCAGACATTTCCATCTTAATAAACTCAAGAAGGTTAATCTGCTGCTGAATATAGTTACCTATATTAGTCTCAATCATTCCCTTTCCAGCATTATTAAGAGCACCTGCCAGCTTACCTGTAGAGGCTCCTATAGTACCTTCCTTGAAACTATCTATAACTGCAATATGGTTTACTCTTGCATAGTACATCCACTTACCAACATCCCATCCTTTAGGAACCTTAGATAAGTCAAGCTCTAAGATAGAACCCCAGTTTGAAGCAATAGCCTTATTCAATCTGTCATGAATAGCATCATATAAATAGTTATAAGGCTTCATCATATCCACTAATGAGAATGGTCTGCTATCATTAAGGTTGTAGATTGAACCTACAATACCAAAGTGACATCTTGAAGGATTGTTCAATCTGTTATATTGAATTAATCTTGGTCTCATATTGACAAATATCTCATTGCCAATCATGGTTCCTTCCCATGCTTCATTAACCCAGAATGATTGTACTTCTTCTCCTGCTTCCTTATCTACTACATAATTCTCAGGATAGAAGTTCCATTCTTCCTCACCAGTTTCAGGGTCATAAGATTTAACCTTAAGTATCTTCCTCTTTGATTTCCAGTATAATCTCAGTACTCTAAGATTACCTGCCAAGTCATAAGGAAGTAATGAATTTGCTATACCTTCTGTAAATAGATTAGCTGGGTCAAAGAAATAGGTTCCATCTCTAACAGTTATTTCATCACCAATCATATTCTGATTGACAAATCCATACCTCTCATCAATATTATCCATCTGGTCAACAGCTCCCTGACCTATATAATCAGGCATAGTTTCAATATACTTAATGTCCTTTGGAGATAATACATCATAATATGTATCTATTACCCTACCCGGACTCCAATAATCCTCAAGGATTATCATATCAGCATCTTCCACCTTATTACTGTACCCAGACTTGAATATCCTAATCTTTAATGGGTTCACCCTCTCAATGACTGGTTCTCCACCTACAATATCACATTGATATATTTCCTCACCACAAGTCATTGCATCCATGAAACCATTGTTGAATATAAGAGGAATATCATATTCCTTGATATAATGGTTAAGCAATTCATTTGCTCTTACCTCTCTTATATCCTGCCATTCATAGGTATAATAGTCATTTAGTTTCTCAAGTTTGATATTATATTCATCCTCAGATATTGAGGTGTCAGTTATCATTTCTTGAAGTCTTTGTAATAGCTCATTCTTCTTATTATCCTCTATTTCTGAGATAGCATTTGGGTTGGTTACTACAACCTTGAAGTCAAATACTCTCTTACTTTCCTCACCTCTAAGTACATTCAACTTACTATTCATGATAGGATAATGTTGTAACCTATCAGGAATGTAAGCTGCCTTTATACCATCTGGATTGAGTACCAGTTCTAAGTCTGACATGTGTAGCCTACCATTAAGTAAGTCATAGTTTATCTTTTTATGGATTACTGACTTCCTAACCAAGCTATAATTGAAGAATGTCTTCTGATTAGCCCACAACAGACAATCCTTTCTCCATTGCTTAGTCTTCTTAGAGAAAGGAAGCATCTGTCTGGGAAAGTTTAAAAAATCTGCCATAGTCTTCCATCATTTAATTTTGTGACAAAAGTAAGTAAAAAAGTCCATTTAGTCAAGTACATAAGTGTTTTGTTTATTGTTTTGTATCTTCTGTACTAAATTTACTGGGTTTCTGAAAGGGCACTTGTACTGTCCTATAATTATCAGTAAAGAACTTATCATTCCCTAAATAATCCTTTGGTACTTCTTCTGAGTCTCTTGAAGGGTTTCCTTGATATAGGACCATCTTCTCCTCTCTATATAACATAACCATACCTAATGCCCTGATTCTATCCACATTTATCTCTGGGTTAAATGCAATCAACTCTTCAATTAATGCTCTGTTTCTTAAGAAGTTAAGGTTATAGACAGTTACTTCTACATCCTCTCCATCAACATTCTGTATAATAGTTACAGGCTTCATCAACCAGTCTCTTATAAGATTATTGGCATAAGCATTAATAGCTGCTGAGGCATTAACACCCTTAGCATTAGAACCAAAGGAACTATACTTAATCAACTGTTTATCTCTTAAGAACTCTGGAGTATCAGCCAGTAAATGAGTACAATTCATCTTACTAAAGTAAGCAAATATACCCTTCTTATTTGATTCATACAGACATTTTGCATTATAGAACAGACATAATAGCCTTACTATCTCAAAGTTATCATCTGCAAATGATTGTCTACCAGTGTACTCAGCTACAATCTTATCAGTCCATAAGTCAAGAACAAAGGTAGAAGAGAGAGAGGAAGATTCAGCTTGGTCATTATCTACAGGGTCATGACCAATAATATATCTTGTGTGGGGAACCTTTCCACTTCTATCTTTCTCTGGCATTTCATATATTTCAATAGCACCCGGAGTATCATTCTCTACTCCAAACTTCCTGATAGGTATATCACTGGTTGGTGTAAACTCAACTCCATTACTATTCTGTACCAATTTACCAATATATACATCATCATAAGCATGTACATCTTGGTCTAATTGACTTAATCTTTCTGTAAGAGCAGTAATAGGGAAGTATGCTGCCTTGACCTTAATAATAGCCTCTGCTGGTGTAATAGGGTCCTCAGCAATTACTCTCAATACTGATTTAGGGTCAGCACTATATTTAGCCTTATATCTTGCAATAAGAATCTCTATAAGAGCCTTAACTACATCTGATACACCATCCTTATTATAACATCCTGCTCTATTAATATATGAAGGAAAGAAGAAACCAAACTTAGGTTTACCTTGCTTTGGTCTATCAAATACATTATCTATAGACAATATATTATAACCATCTGGATTATAAAGTAAAGTCTTAGCTGAACTAAAGTCAGACTCACTCTCAGCAGCAGTACCTACAAGGTACATAGTAGCAAAGGTATAGTCACCATCCTCTACAGACTTTCTGGTAATGTCATAAAGAGAAAGCAATCCTTTGAAAGAACCCATTTCCTCAAATAGAATCCAACCTCTCTTACCTCTCAACTTCTCACTATCATCCTTTGCAGATACAGCAAGTACTTGATTTAGAGAGCCTTTCTCTACACCATATTCATCCTTATAACCCATTTGCCAAGACATCTCATTAGGAGAGTTCTTTAACATAAGATGTGGGAAAGGGGTATTAGCAAAGCTAAAGTTAATTGAAGGCTTGAACTTAGATAGAGTACCATCCTTGTCATCTTTCAGATATTCCTTCTGATAAGCTGTAAGGACTGTAATAACCCTTCTATTTGATTCTTCACTTTCTCCAAGTATAAGATTATGGCTCATAATTGCTGCTAAGCTATAAGACTTGGCACATCCTCTCTTTGCTAATTCAATAGCATGTTTACCACCCTCTCTTGCTTGCCACAGATAATGGAATCTCCAGTATATACCCTCAAAGAAGAAAGGAAAAGCCTCAGTTCTGATAGCCTTCTTTCTCCCTTCTATCAGCTTATTAACCATCATAGGACAGTAATTCATAAACCAATAGTTAAAGCCTGTAACCCATTCTCCATCTGACTCTCTCACATAACCTTCATAGCATCTTCTCTTTTCTTCATCCCAATGTCTCCTAAACTCAGAGTTAGGATTACTATTAGGTTTCAAGAATGTATAACACCCATATTTTAAGAAGTGAAGAGCTGGTTGTCTGAAATAATCAGCATCTTCAATGATGTGTGGATTAGTAATATCTACTATAATCCTACCCTTCTCATCTCTTGGTAAATCTCTTGCATAAGGTCTATTGGGAGATATAAGCCTCTTGACAAACTCTACTGTAGTAAGAATCTCAAGTAACTGTTCCTGAACCTCCTGAGGAAGGGTATTCATTAGTTCCTCAGTAAGCTCAGTCTGATATTTATTCATTGGTATCATTGCATAACTCCTTAAAGTTTTGTGTATTAATATACTCCAGAAGAGATTTGGTAATAGAAGTGGTTAGGAGGGAAAGAGCTTTAGTTTCTTCTGCATCAGTAACAATTCTATTAGAGTATTGAGTACCAAATGCAGGTATCTTTTCCTTCCCACTTACAAACCAAACTTGCATTCTATAAGTCTTCTGTGACTTAACTACAGGGTTAGTATCTATTATCTTATGTAATACAAAATATCCCTTTCTTCTATTAGGAAAGCCTTCATAATATACATTAAGTCCTTCTACTATATCATTTATTTCCATAATTATAAGTCCTCATATATTGCCTTTTCTTGTGCTCCTCTTACTCTATCATTCTGTGACAATTCCTTAGCAATAGCTCTTTCAGCTTCATCTAAGTCCTTGACCATTGATGGTATAAGTTTGATAATAGCACCTAATTCCTTAGTCTCTTTTATGTCAAGTTCAGTTAAGTCCATACTCCTTAACTTCATTCTATACTTATCTACAAGCATCCTTGTATCATCCAGTAATAACTCAGAAGTAGTCTTAAAACTTGCATATAGTGCTTGAGCTTCTTTCACAGTAGTATCAGGTTCCCAGTTATCCTTCATACCTTCACCCTGCTTAATAGCTTCTTTCCTCTCCTGTTCATCTATTATATACTTGTAATCACTTCTGGAGTCCTCCATAAAGTAACAATATCCAAGCTCTGTAATAGCTCTCTCCTTTGAGAGAGATTTATCTCTATTCCATATCTGTCTGAATGCTTTTAAAGCATAGGCTTCATCAGATATAACCAGATTATAACCATCTTTTTTAAATAATCTCATACTGCTTAAAACTAAAAAAAAAGCCCAAGCCTTTGATAGGCTCAGGCTTATATTTATACTATAAGTTGTGGTCCTGTAACAATAGTTGGATTTTCTTCAAATTCCTCAATCTCTGCTACAAATTTTACATCTCCATCTTGAATCATCATGTGCTCAACTCCATCAATCTCCATGATGTCAAACTTATATCCTACTACAGGATTATCTTTAATAACACCATCTTGCAATGAGCCGGGTTTATGTTGCATTACTGCATATCTTTTTGGATTGATATATACTATATCTCCTACTTCAATACCTCTCACCATTGGTCCAACAGCTATTACTGTTTGATACTCTTTTACTGAGCCAGCTCTGGTACTATCTATAATACCACCAGTAGTCTTTAGGTCAGTAGGATATTTATTTAAAGTGACTACCATGTTATTAAACATGGGTTTAACTTTCTTGATTGTTGTAATCATCTCTTAATCTTCTTATATGTTCAAATCTCTTCTTAACTCCTATCATCCTATCATAAGTACAAGATAACTTTCCTATTGATGGGATATTGAAATTGGTTCTCAACTTATCAAACTCCTCCTTACTTAGGTCTTCCTTTAGAGGCAAGGCTTTGATGTTATTCCTAATGAAAGTCCAAAGGGACTCATAGGCTTCCTTTACCACTTTAGGTGGTAATCCAAGTTCTGTGGATACCTGTTTAATTGCTTCTGAGTATATCATGAGAAATCAAACAATAACATCATCTTAAATGAACCATTCTCCTCATCTACTGATGGAATGTATCTTGGGTTTATCTTCCCATCAATGATGACCTTATTCTTTCTTAACTTCCCCATGATGACCTGAAAGTGGGGAAGAGATATATCACACTCTTCCCTTACCTTCTTCTTAGTATCTTCACTCATAGTAACCTTATCAAGTATCTCATTATCCTTAATGACCTTGCTGAGTTCATATCTCTGCTTCACAAAGGAAGTAATGACATCCATTTCCCTCTCAGTCAAGTTATGAAAAGGTTGTAAAAATTCAAACCAATATCTAAAGAACTTACCATCTACCTTGCAAGGAATCCTCACTATTGAATCCACTTGCTTAGCCATAGTTTATTCTCCTTCCTTTACTTCTTCCTCAGGTTCTTGTTCAGGTTGACTCATCAGTAATTCAAACTCTGTACCACATTTCTGCTTAAACTCTTCTGAGATATAAGGTGTAGTAGAAGTAATTACTGTCCACAACCATTTCAATCTTTCATAGAAGTTAGCAAGATTAGACTCCTGTAAAGCCTGACTTAACTTCTGATTCTGCATATATAACTGTCTGCTTTGTTCAGACAACTGGTGTGCAGTATTCTCCAGTTCCTCATAACTTAGTTTTCTCACTTCTGGAGTAGCCTTGCCACCCTTTACAACTTTCATGTTATTCTTCTCTTCCATCTTTATTTTTCTGTTAGATAATTTCCACCATACTTTTGTCCATACATTTTCTCCCATTCATGTATGTGTGCCTCACCAGTTTCAGTTCCACCACATTTGTCACAGTAATCTATGCCATCTGAGTTTCTTATTGCTAATGAAAGACAATGCTTACAATATACAACTGGTATATTATTATATTCTTCCTTGGGAGTCTCAAGCTCAAACTGCTTGACTTCTGTACTTAAGTTCTCCATAAATCTTCTCTTTAGTAATCTGTAACTCCCTACCAGAGGTCCTCTTTCTATTATTGAAAGGTCTCTTTGGAACTTCCTCTCCCCAAGATGTTACATGACCTTTTCTGATAGCTCTTCTAATACTCTTGTATTTACCAACAGCACTATAAATAGCAAGATGTAACATCATCTTAGGTTCATTGTACTGAGGTTCTTTTGTCTTCTTCTCTCCCATAATGCCAGTTGTTTTTACTTATAAAATACTAAGTAAATCTGTCCTCCTAAAGGAAACATACTTACTATATCTTCTCTTTTAATTTCAAGCTCTTGAGCTTGCTTGATTACTTCTCTAACTGTAGAGCCTATAATACAAGTGATTAATGTCTTCTCCTTTTCCATATTATTCACTTTAATTTAGTTGCGAAGGGAAGACTCGAACTTCCAACACAGTATTACTGCTTCTTGTGGTTATGAGCCACACATGTTGCCATTACACTACCTCGCGATTTATTGTGCAGATAGAAAGACTCGAACTTTCACATGAACATTGGAAGTGTCCCATACTAACCTTTATACTATACCTGCATTTTAGAGTAGATAAACAGATTTGAACTGTCCCCTTGACATTGGCAATGTCATATGCTAACCACTAACACCATACCTACAAGTTGAGGGAATGCCCAGAATTGAACTGAGAAATCTGCTTTACAAGAGCAGTGTTTTACCATTAAACTACAAACCCATTATGGTAGCCCAAGAGGGAGTCGAACCCTCACTTTTACAGAGCTTAAATCTGTTGTGTCTACCAAGTTGCACCACTGAGCCATCATTCAGTCAGCATGAACCTAAATACATACTGATTAATCTTTAGTATGAATGTCTCTGTTTCAGATTTAATACCAGCACATATAGTTGTTTCTGGTATTCCATCATAAAACTCTTTGGTCTTATCCTGTACATACTTCATAAATTCCTTTGTTGAAGTAGCATTGAAAGGAGTACCATGAACTGTATTAAAGTCAAAAGAAACTCCAGTAATACCCATAGCTGATTCAGCTACCAAGTCTTGAAAATCACCTACTTCTTCAAGGAAATCATCCAAGTATAGATGTGCTCCTCTTTTATCTCTGTTTGGAAGTTTGAGAGAAGCCCAATGCACATTCTTAGTTTGAGTTTTAATACCCTCAAGAACATTCACATATTCATGGAAGAATCTGAATAAACCAGCATCCTTATCTTCCTCCATTACTGTTTCTTCTCTTTGAAAACCTTCCAATAGATTGTCTCCAAATGTATCTATCATATTG